TGTAAATACTTGTTCGTATCTTTCAAATAGTTTTGGATTCATACCACCATCGTATTTAACTCCACGCATTACATCATATCCCTGCAATTCAAGATGCCCTATGAGAATTGGTGCAGATGCAGTTTTAATAAAATCAATTGATTGATTATAATTTTCTGTATTCATCCAAGGCAACAATGCAATATCTAAACCATCAAAGTTTACCACAGTAGGTTCTTCATATAAAATTAAATCATCGCCGAATAATTCTCGTATTGAATTAATTACATTTGTATTTCGGTAATATACATCATGGTTGCCAAGAATACAATGCAACTCAATGCCTTCATCTCTCAACCTATCCATAAACTTTGTTCTAATTTGATTTAATATGTTAAAGTTTACATATTTGCGCCTGTCCATTAAATCGCCAGCATGTATAACTGTTTTGATGTCGTTCTCTTTTAGATATGGAAAAAACACACCATCAAAGAACTTCATAAAATAATCTAAAAATAATTGGCTATCGCCCCTTGCACCGAAGTGCGTGTCATTTATCAGTGCTATCTTCACTTTGTTCATCCTGTAACATACATTCTAATGTATTATTTTCTTTTTTATTTTTGGCAGACTTCTGTTTTGAAGTTCTTTTCTTACGTTTCTTTGGTGTAAACTTTTCTATATCTGTGTCATTTAAATTAAAATGATCAGTCATTGCTTTCTTAGTTGATTTTTCAAAATAATTCTCTTTAAACCAACTGCTTAATGAACCATCATCCATTTGTTCCATCAATCTATATTTCACATATGATTGTTTCTTTTCTTTCTCAATTCGTCTAAGAAATGCATAATATATAATCTGTGTAAAATATGAAAATGGATTCTTTGATTTATTTGGATCAAAATTGTGTGCATACATCAAACAATTCTCTATACCATCTCCAATCATTTCTTCTCTATAATCATAATTAATAAAATTTGGCCTATGTGAAAGATGTTCTGCAATCAATAAAAAACATTCTCCAATATAATCAGTAACTGGCGGTCTCTTTTCATCTGAATTTTCTGCTTCAATAACATCCTTCTTCCATTCAACCATTGCACTATAAAACACTTTGTTATCGATATATTGGTGTTTTGTACGTTTCTTCTTACTCATTATTTATATTATACTCATATTTTTAAAAAAATCAAAATAAATATTAGTTTTTTTCTTGACAATTCTCGTTTTCCGCGTTACACTTATCAGTGCCCCGGGAAACAAGGGTATTAAGGCCTATCATCCAAATAATCATCTGGATATGGGCTCCAATCTTTCCAGTGTAAACCATATTCATCAGAATCCCGACCATTGGGGTCTTCATCTTTAAATTTCTTATATCCAATTGGTGGAAATGCACCACCAAACAATTCTTTTGGAAAATTACCAAAAGGGAATTCATCTTCCGAAGATGTTTTCCCTTGAGAAAGAGAATCAATAATTGATTTAATTTGGTCTTCTTCTACCAAACCAGAGTCAATTAAAGTTAAAAGTGCTTCTGGTGGCAAATAAAGGCTCATAGTGATATAATTTTCAAAATCATCATCCATTTCATTATTTCTTTCTGAATCTTTTCGTAATTCATCCAATTCTTCATCACTTAGATTGTTAATCTCATTCATGACTCTATCCATCATTTCTTCATCTATAGGTGCTTTATGAAGCATATCCATCATTTTTTGAACTTCTTCTGCATCTTTAAAATTGTTTGGTCGGTTATTTTTGGGAATATATGGATTTCTTGAGTCTTTTTTAATGATTCTATTATTTTTCTGATTCTTCATGGAATCATCTTTTTTCTTTTCCAATTCATAGAGTTGAAGAACATCATTATCTGGTTTAAGAAAGGATGCAATAAAGTCTTTAGGAATGGTTGTTTTTTCATAAGATGAATATATCAACCAATTTTTAAGAATTGTAAATTCTTTGGTTCTACCATAACCATCAGTCATTAATGAAGAATGAAATTTCATTGGTCTTTCAATAATTAGATTGCCATTCTTTTCGCCAGCAATTCTAGTTATTAATTCTTCCCCACTTTTAAGTTTAAGAATTCTAAATGAATTTTTTTTCATCATTACCTCTCATAACTGAATTTTTACCGATTTCCATTGAAAGTTCTCACTACTATATATGCGTATTCTTTCTTCTAAATGTTTCATAGTGTGATTTTTATATTTCTTATAGCATAAATCATCACTAATATCATATAATTTTACTTTATCTTTTGTTTCAGATTTTCGTAATCCGCGGCCAATAGATTGTAATACACGAATAACTGATTTAGAAGGTGATGCAAATATGATATTATGTATGTTCCTGATGTTGATTCCTGTACTACAAGTACCATACGATGCAATTAGGATTGCGTTCTTCTCTTTATCAATAATTTGCCTAATTTCTTCTCGTTGTTCCGTATCTGTTCCGCCATAAATAAAGAACACTTTTCTGGGGTCTTCACATTCTTTTTTTATCATTTCATATAATGGTTTTCCATGAGTTTCAACGTAATTAAATAATAATAAAGAGTTGCCGTGTAGAGTACAACAAAGAGTTGAAATGAATTTATTTCTTTTATCATTTCCAACAATCCATTTAATTTCTTCTTGATAAGATATTCTTTTTACTTCCTGAATTTCCTTTGGGGTATATTGTAGGGTGATACATTCAATTGATAACTCGGATAAGAGTTCTTTTTCCATCAAGTCTTTTGTACTTGTAACATTATACACTCTACCAAATAAACCCTCAATGACGAGTTTATGCGTATGACTTCCATCCAATGTACCAGTTGTACCTATTCTATATGGACAGTGAGTAAGTTTTGTCATAATCGCTGTCAATGATTTGCTTTTGAAAAGGTGGCACTCATCACCAAATACCACACCAAATTCTTCAAAATATTTCTGCGGCATTTTGTATATACTCTGCCAGGTTGATATAACAACTTGTTTTTCTGTCACTTTATCTTTACCTGCATATATGACATGGCAATTTTCATTTACATCCCATTTGGAATTGGATGAGTAATCCTTGAAGTCGTTGTACATTTGTGACACAAGACCAGTTGTGGGTACAATGATTAGGATTTTCTTTTCTTTGGGTATAACTTTTTCATAATGGCGAATTAATGAATATATGATGAGTGATTTGCCACTCCCTGTTGGAGATAGTAACAAACATCTGTCATGTTCGATTGCATGTTGAATTGCATTTACCTGATGGTCATATGGAGTAATAGATTTGCCACTAATTGCGGGTTTTATCTTGTCTTTGAGGTATGATTTAATTTGTTCTTTTGTTATGTTTTTAGAAGAACTAGCCATTTTGTCTTCATATGTGTACTGTCTTTCGTTGGCAAAAGACCTAACATAGTCTTTTAGGCCTGCATATATCATATGTGTATGAACATTAAATAAACGTATTTGGCCGTCCCACATTTTGTTTCTATACGCAGGGGTATATTGATAATTTGGCACAGTAAAGGTGAAGAATTGGCTGAGTTCTTTGGCAATACTTCGTTCACAATGAACTTTAATGTTCACGGTATCTTCTTGGTATATTTCTAAATCACTCATGATCCACTAGTAAACTTTAACCAATCAATAGCAGAACGAATGTTCCATTGTCTGTTGTTGATTAATTTAATTACATTTTCTAAGTAGTTTACCTTCTCCTGTTGTAACAGTATTCTATTTGCCAATGTAATTATATCATCATCGGCATCTAAAAATTTGTCAATATCTGATTTTAATATGTTTAAGTCAAATGTGTCCCATCCAAAATCATCTAGTTGTTCTTGACTTAATTTGCCAGTATAATATAGCCATTTGTTTTTTCTAAGAACACTGAAATCTGATTTTAATTTCCCTAATATAAGCTTTTCATCTGTGAAAATTATTAGGTATTTGTTATGCAATTGGGGAGTTTTCATAGATTCAATGTCTAATGCAGTTTCATCCATGACCATATCTTTATTCACTAGTTGCCTAATATCATCTATATTCATGTGTATACTATACCATAGATTTCAGAAAAATCAAGTATTATGGTGAATTTGTTAGTCGGTTTATTGAATAATAGGTATATGCAAAAGTTGCATTGGCTACAATTGGTTCATTATCAGAAGATGTACTATTAAATTGGATGCCACTTAATGCTATAGGAAACATATCGTGGATATCAACTTCCAATTTTGTTTTATAACTACTATTTGTAATGGATATTTTTGAATTAGAAAAGAAATCTCCAAATTGGCCAGGATGTTTGCGTGTTGACTGGGCACTGATATTACTTTTAAAATCTACCATCGTTCCAATTTCTTCCATCCATTCAAAAACTTCAATCCAGTTTTTCATATCCTCATCAACAAGGAAACTGACATTTAATTCTTCCCATGTGTATCTGCCTCCAATCCATTTGGCAGATGTTCCAAAGACGGTAGGTTGTTCCACTGGAGATAAAGAAAGTGAAGGAAGATTAACTTGTTGACAATAGTATGTTACCAACGGAAGTCTGGTAATTTCAAATTTAAAATAATTAGTAGAGAGATAGTTATTAGTATCTGGTTGCCTGGGATCTGATACTCTTGTAACATCAGGCAATCCTGGCCCAGTATATCCTGCCTTTTCCCCAGTATATCCACCTTCATATGCCATACAAATCTCCTTACATTATGTATAAGAAAAAAGGGTGTCCCGAAGGACACCCTGATTTCACAGTGTTATTCTACACTAATTATGTGTTACCATGAAGGTTAGTAATGGTGAAGAGTCTGTAGTAGACATTCTTACCCGAACCAACACTTACAGTAGTACCATCATCGTGTGCGAATGGGTTTGCAACCATACCGTACCGAGTTTTGAACCCGATTTTTGGTTGGAAGGTGTTTTCACCAACTGCACGAACCATTTGTAATGGAACATATGGGCAGTAGAAAATACCTGCATCGTATGGATTGCTACCACGATATCCAACACAAGCGAAGTTAATATCACTTGAACGGGCATCGTTTGTGGTAGCACTGTATGGGTCGATGTATACTTTCATCTTACCATTGAGTGTACCAACAAATGTATTACCAGTGTCATCAACATCTAATGATGTATTTAGTGCGGGTGAGAGTTGTAACCAACCACCCATTGCGAGTGCGGATGCAACATCGGATGAACAAAGAACAAAGTTACCTTTGCCTCTTCGTGTTTGCTTTGCGATAATGTTTGCTTCTCGTTCTAATTGGAACATCAAACCACGGAATCGTTCAGCACTCCAACGACCATCACTATCTGTGTTAAGGTCATATGTACCTGCTGATGACAAATCTGTGTGTTGTGCGCCGTTTCTTGCTGAAACATAAATGCTTCGAACAACTTCTCGGTTGATTTCTGAAAGGATTTCACTTGAGAGGATGTTAGCAAGTTCAGTTTCTGCGTCAAGACCGTGAACTGCTTTCAAGTCTTGTGCGAGTTCTGTGGTGTATTCTGCTTTCAATGCACGGGTTTTTGCTTCAACAGCAACTCGTTCAATACTGAACGCCATGTCACGGAATGCAGTACCATCTGAAGAACCCATACCTTCAGCAGTTGATGTGAGCAATGCACGGAAGCCAGTAAGTGACGGTGAACCCGTTGGGTCGATACCACCAGTTGAACTGAATGCAGCACCTGTTGATGTGTTACCAGCACCAGAGAACTTAGCAAATGCTTCTTGATACAATGCTTCTGCACCAGATTGTGTGTCATATCGTGAACGCATTGCGAAAATGAGTCCAGTCGGTGCAGACATTGGTTGCACACCTACTAAATCATAAGCAATTAGATTTGGCATTGAACGGCGAACAAGGCTGATTAGAATTGGATCATAACCAGCGAGGCCGCCAGCAGTACCGATTTGTGCGTTACTGAAGTTGCCACCCATTGCGTTTGTTGGTGTTGATTCTGTGAGGTGTTGCTCACGAAGTGCAGCCTCTTGGTTTTCCAAAAGTGCCGCTGTTACTTTTTTCTTGTATGAATCTTCAATTTCTGGAAGATCCGGATGATTTAATACAGGATTCCATTTTTCCTGTAATTGATCATATGGTGTTGTGTTACTATCCATTTCTATATTTCTCCTAAAGGGTTATTTTAATTTCGATTTACTTATTATGTATAAAATTTAAGTTTTATACCATTTTGTTTGAATCTGTGTGTCTACTAATTGCACTCATATATCCGTCCATCATGGGACTATTTGATTTTACATTTTCAGAAGATGAACCCTCTTCATTTAAGTATGACAGGGAACTCGAAGATTCGGTATCACCGAAATAACCTTCCTTGAGTGTTTGAATTTTATCTCTATATTGTTCTTCGTCTTCAAATTCAATATTTTCAGATAATGATGCTAATCGTTCTATATCCGTATCAATTAGTCCATTTGCTTCTTCAAAAAAGATTTCCTGACAACGATGTGATACAACTTCTTGGTGAAGATATATATTGTTTTGAATTGCTTCATTCAATGATGCTTTTAATTGTTCATTTTCTTCAGCAATATCTTCAACGATATCGTATTTCTCGTCTGGAACATCAATAAAGTTAGTATCAAAGAGTTCTTTGAGGCCACCGATGAAGTTTTCTGCGATATCTGAACGAATACCAGTTTCTACTGCGAGTTCGTTTTCTTCCATCCAGTTTTCTATAACATAACCAAGATAGTCATCTAACTTTTCTGCTAGTTCTGTTGAAACTTCTTGGATATGTTCTGCGAGTTGTTCTTCATAATGTTCAAGAATGATTGATTCAATTTCACCAACTCGTTCGTTGATTGCTGCCTCAAAGATTGTTGCAGTTTTAACCATAAATTCTTCTGTGAGATTTTCACCATCAAAAAGTGCTTCAAGCGTTTGTTCCATTCTTTCTTGAGGAGTTCCAAGTGCGTGAGGAACTTCAACTTTACTAGAAGCGGCTGATGCTTTCGCAGCGATAGAAGACTTATTCTTCTTATCTTTACCTTCTGTTCCTTTATCGGTGCCCAACTTTGCGTGTTTTCCATCCGCAGACTGATACAGTTTTTCATCTTCTACAGACTTAGTATCTAAAGTTGGGGTTTCTTTGCCCGCTTCGTATAAGTCGTTGTAATTAGTTTCTTCGTTATTCATGGTAGATTTAATCTCCTAGTGTTTTTGTTCCATCATTTATTTTTTCTATTTAATCCTTTAAATCCTTGGATTATTGCATTTTTAATGGCATTTGTTCCAGCATCTACTATTTTTCCTGGAGCATCCTCGATTTCTCTTTTTAGTTTATCTTTGAGGGCTTGTTTTGCCTTACCTGCAAGTTCTGATGCTTTCTTCTTAGCTTTATTTTCTAAAATATATTCTGTCATTAATTGAACCTTTAACTTCTATTATGTATAAAAAATTAAAGTTTTGACAAGAAATGAGCAAATGCTTTAATCGCATTTTCTTGCAATTCTCTTGCTGAACTCTTTTCTATTACCTCTTTATATTGTTCTATTACTTCTTCTCTAAAGATACCATTGTCCCAAATCCATTCTTTACCTTCCATAATACCGTCTACAAATGCGCCAGGTGCGGATGGGTCTGCAACAATATCTACTGCTGAAAGCATGAAGTCTTTTTGCACCTCATTAATTCCTTGTGAATTTGCTTTTAGTGAACCCATACCTCTAGATGAAACACCGAGTCTTGCACCTTCACCGATTAGGTTTTGTGCAATTTTACCCATTGGGGTGTCCATTATTTTTGCTTTACCTTGAACATCATTTCCTGCCATATTCAATTCTTTAATCATGTGTGATACACGGTCAAGATTTACTGTAGGACCTTGTGGGTGGTTGAGTTCTCCCATTGCACGGTTTTTTGCAACATATTCTTTACCATAACGACCAACTTCATTCTCCATGATTCCAAGAGGATATACTCTACCATTCTTGTTCTTTTGCTCCGCTTGCATAAAGACACCTTTGATGTAATGGCTTTTCTTTCCTGTTTCTTCATTTGTTTCAACGAGAAACTGAACATTTTCTGTCATTTCCGTGATTAGTTTCATTCGTCATCGTCCTCGTCTTTATTGTCGCGAACCATTTTCTTTTTATTTGCTTCTTTTTCTGCGGCAACTGCATCTTCTTCTTCAGCAGTTGGGTCTTCTTTACCTGTTGCTTCTTCTGCATCAGATTCCCAGTTGTTGTCTAGGTAGTTGTAGAATTTTGATTTTTCTTCGGGAGTTTTTAATTCTTTTGGATCCTGAATGCCAAACTTCTTTAATGCCAAACGGTAAAATTTCTTATATGCACCACTTTCTTTATCTGGTTTCTTGTCTTCACCTTCATTGTAAAGATTCATTGCGATATATTCTTTCATCTCAGAAAGCCGTTCGTTCATTTTATCATACAGAACAAATTGAGTTTGAGAAACTGCTTCTTGCATTTCTCCGTTTAAGACATTTTCAATTATTTTTTCAGTAATCATTGATTATTTCCTATTATGCTTTCTTATTGCAAAAGTCCAAGACTTTATAATAACTTTCTTCTGTTTCTGAGAGCATATCTCTCAAAATGGTTTGGTTGTCGCCGTTTAATTGATCATGAATTTGAATGATGCTACTTGCATCTTCTGGCAATATATGTATATTTTTCGAATCTTTGAGGGTGTATATTACCCCATCTTCTAGTGAATATGCTTCTTTGATTGCATCAATAACATTACCTTCATTTATAGATGCTTTCATGTCTTTTGCTAGATTCTTTATCATTACTAATGTGTCGTGATGTCTTCCTCCAACCAAATTCACAGAGATAGTTTTTCCTTTTATGGATATATTATTATTTTTCAGCCCCATGTGCTTTAACGCAACCACAAATTCTTTGGCATCTTTTGTTGTTTTGAAGGTATAACCAGATGGGAAGAATTTTGCACCTCTAAGTTCTTCTAGGGGTTCGGCCTCTTCGGCGACTTCATCGCTGTCAATTTCTTTATCAGAATCAGATAACAAATCTTGAGAAATGTTTAAGTTCTTATCTATGATAGACGTGGCTAATCTTTCTCTCATTTCATCCGCAAATGCAGAAGAAAATGCTTCTTTATCTTTACCTATGATTGATGCTAACATGTGGTCAATATTGCTCATCTTCTTGTCCTTCTTCTACTGGTGGTTGTTCTGCCAATTCTTTTTGAATTTCTACATCCATTTTTGTTATTTCTTCTTCTGTTTGGTGTAAGATATTTCTTCGCACCCAATCAACAGAGTAATACTTACCTATATATTCATCCGCTTGGCTTAGCAATTCCATTCTATCTCTCATAATTTCCGATTCTTTGAGTTCTGAAAAATATGAATCTTTATTATATTCAAAATACACATCAGGCTCAATTGATTTCCAATCTTCTTCAGACATAATACCCTTTAAAAGTAATTGTGTCCTTAATAGTTGAAGGAACATATCAGTGAATCTCATTCGTATTTTATCGATAAACTTTTGAAATTTTACTTCATCTCTTGTAATTTCCGCAGAACGGCCCATATTGAATCCGTTTTCTGCCTCCATTCGCGAAATTGGAACATTCAACGAACGATATACTTTCTTGAGTAAATAATCTACATCTTCCATTTCACCAAGATTTTGCCCACCATCAAGGGTGGTAATCTCTGTTCCTCGTCCACCTTCTTTTCGTGGTAGCCAGAAATCTTCTAGCATGTGTAAATGGTCACGGCCGTCTGTGATTGCGCCGGTCGTTGCATCATAAGTTACTTTATTTCTGTATCGGTTCATCAAACCTTTAAGGTATTGTTCTGCTTTTTGTTTTGGCAAGTTACCAACATCGATGTAGAATACTCTGCGTTCTGGTGCGCGAGAGATACGGTATATAACAACCGCATCTTCGATTTGCCTAAGCATATTTAATGGTCTGATTACTTTTTGCAGATAACCAACAATTCGTTTTGTGTTTGAATCTACAACACCAGAATGTGTATAACAAATAGAATCTGGTGCAATTTTGATGCCAGATGTTGATGTTGGGTTTAATGAATTTTTAGATGTATCAGTGTAAACATAAAATTCTTCCACACTCTTAACAAAAGGAACTCTATTTGTCCCTATATGTTGCTGTTCTTTTTTAACTTTTTGAATTTTCTTAATATTTGTGGGATTAATTGGCCGAAGTTCTTTGATGCCCTTTTGTGGCAGTTCGTTATCAATGATGATATGATAATATAATTTACTATCCACATACCACCTTCGGAAAATATCATAAGAATTCTTATGGAATTTGAGTAATTTTAAAATATTATCATATTCGGAATACATTTTATTTTTGATATTATCAGACAAATCAACTCGTTCTAAGTCGAGTTTAATTGGTTTTCTATCTTGGTCTAAAATGATTGCTTCATTCACAATGTCTTCGATTGCTTGGTCTACTTCTGGGAATAGAGCCATATTACGAAACTGCTGAATGAGTCCATTTTCATCCTTAACAGAACCAGCGAAGTCCATCATTGTGCCGAAGACTCCGCCGGATTCTATTGTGAATGTTCCATCATACTCGTCTGGAGCAACGAAGGATTTTTCGTTTGTTTTGTTTATTGACTGCCCAATTGCGTCAGTCGGTTTCTTCTTCCCTATCGAGAATCCAAAAATATCTATTGGCATAATATAATTTCCTTATGGTGAAAGTTCACTGTACTTTATATTTATATGATTTTTACGGCGCCAAGTCGACTCCGCCTTCCAACCAATCATATGCGAATGTTACAGTAAATTCTGCAATTGTGTCTGAAGAATCATAAGTTAATGCAATTTCACTTACAACGGTTGGCCATGCACTTTTCATTACAACATGGCGTTTAGTGTCTCCAAGCATATCAAGTTGGCCAACCGTCCAATCTCGGAACATCGTACTTGATGAATCTAAGTTGACCCCAGACCCGACAGCAAAGGCCGGCCCGGGAATATTCTTAGGATGATCATTAAATCCAGCATTCCATTTCCAAAACTCATTATAAGCGCCCGCGCGGGTCCCAGTTGCAAAGGTATCGTAAAATGTACATGTCCATTCTTCGTATGTTCTATCTCCTGGAATTTTTACAACTCTGCCTCTAAACGGAACACGCATAATACCAACAGTTACTGCCGGCATAGATGTTGCTCTACAAAGTAAACCAGTTGTTGAAGCATCAATTTGCTTACCAGTTGGACCGAGTATTCCAGAAACCATATACCTATTCGGTCGTGATCCGCCATCAAAATTGGCTTTAAAATTATCAACATTCATCTTACTTGGCGCTGCCATATTTATTTCCTCTCTTTATTAAAATTCCTATACTTTATGTATGTATATTATTGTATTTTATTCCAAATCATCCGCAGTATTTTTATTTACAAACCGAATTCTAATAAAGTTAATAGATTTAGTCGGTTTGATGAAAATATCTGCAACAAAGTTGTTTGAGTCAATAATGCTTGATGTGTTATTGGACTCATCACACACTACTTTATAATCATAAACACCTCGTCTTGATTGTATAGATCGCAAGAACGGTTCAACTGCATTTACAAAAGAACGTCTAGTATCTTCATCGTTCAGTTCAAAGAGTTTATCTCTTGCAGCTGCACCTATAGTTTTCTTTAGGTGAATAAACAATCGAGAAACATTAATTCTACTTAATGTGCTGCTGGATGATGCTTGTGTTTTATCTCCAAACAATACTGTTCCTTCGCCTGGGAAGGTAACAACTGGGTTAATCTTTGCATCATACATTGTATCCATTTCAGCATCTGTTGGATTGTCCCAAAGTCGCACAGTACCTAAAATTTGTCCTCGTTTAAATCCAGCGGGTGACCACCAAGGGTCTGCAACTGCATCTGTTCTTGCCATACACCCTGCAACATCCGCTGCGAGTGGTGTTTTAATTAAATCATCTAATGCATCTTCTCGAATTCCTCTATTTATTCCAAGATGTTTTTTATATCCGTGTACTGTAACATTGAATTCGTCTGCTGTTTGATTAGATGATTTCGCCGCGGTATCAGCAAGTGTTGTCGGACAAACTGCAATACAGTCTTGTCTGAATGATGCAATATTCGATGTGTAAGAAACATGGTCACCAGTCGCTGCAAATACCAAATCAAGTGGAATTTGCTTATCGTGGAACGGAGTTGACGATGTGGTGAAACTTGTATTTTCAATACTTCCTGTGCCACCAACAATCAAAACACCACCATATTGTAGATAGTTATGTGCTGCCCACCATTCGTTTTTCCATGCACCAGTTGGTCCTGAGGGCCATCGTGCAAAAGTACCACCCGCATACATTGTACCTGCGGTTGCCGCAGTACCAGCTGTGTGAAAGAATGGCATTCCATCATGTGAACCGCCATTAGTAACGCCTGATGCACTCCATCCACCGTGGGCTAAGGTTTCTGTGCTGTTTAATCTTGCAATCCATTCATTTACCGATGATATCGTCATTACACCAGTTTTATATTCTGCTGTAGTTCCCAATGCATACGGCAGTCCACCAAGACTAACCATCCCTGCTCTTGTTATTGAACCTGATTCTGAAAAGGGAACAACAAAACTTTGATCTTCTACTAATACTGTTATATTTGGTCTTGCCATTTGAAATATTTCCTCTTATTAAGTCATTTTATGTTATGCAATCATTAAAAAATGCAAAATTTTACATTTCTTTTATTTTATTTTTCACATTATGTATAAAATTGTAATATTTCAGATAGGAAACCACCTATCGTCCCCATCCCACTCACCTTCTTCTGCTTCATCTACAACAAATCCAAATGGCATCAAATCATCCTCAATTTCTCTAATTTGGTCTTCATATATTTGAGTTCTGACATCAGAATTTGTCAATGATTTAAAATAATCCTGTCTTGTCATCCACGCAAACAATACCAATGCCATCACCAAGTCATCTGTGTGTCCATCATCTGCTTCAAATGAGTTCTTCTTGGCAACAAAGGTAATCAGTTCGTTAATGATGTCCATATCTTCTATGATAAATTTGTCTTCCTCAATAAGACTTTTCAATAAAGAACATCCAAGTTTCTTCACCGGCACAGTAGTACGGACACCCAATTGTGATTGTGACCTATTACTACCAAATCCACCATTCATCACCTGACCTGCACGACCCCTATATGTGGTCATCAATACATTTTCATATTCTAAATCCTGATGCAAAATGTCTGCAACTTGTCCCCCGATGTCGTTAATTTCAATCAAAACCCCCGCAGTATTGTATTTTGTCGCAATTGCACGAATAACAGTAGGATAAACCATAGGGGATACTGTGTTATTCCTATATCGTGCCACTAGTCTATATGGCATCTCAGTCGTATCCACAACAATAAATGCACTATAATCTTTTCCTTGCCCCCTTGCAGTATCTACTGTGATGAAATAGTCATTGTCTTCTTTTGGTTCTTCATATATCCATAGTCCATCTGCATCTTTACTTTCGGGTGTTTCCCAATTCATTGTGCGAAGTTTTGCAGAAGAAATCAGAGTGTTTTGACTACCCAAGAAGTCGCAAATGAATTCTTGTTGGAATTGCTCTGCACTTGTATTGGCAATAGTTTCTTCTTTCCATTTTTCATCTCGTAATGGACCACCAGGATATTGTGGTACTTCATCCCACTGAACTTCAATTGGAATGTAATCGTTCTTGCCTGATTCTCCTGGTTTCTTCGTTGCACCCTTCCAATAATAATAGAACATATTCAAACCGTTTGGTGTTGAAATCATAATCACTTTGGTTTCTTGTCCCGCGGAAATTGTCGGATATACTGAATTGAAGAATTCTTCGGCAATATTGGTAGGGACATGTGCGAATTCATCAAGTAAAATTGCGTTGTATGAACCACCACGAATAGCACTGGATGATGTAGATGATGCAATAATCCTTGAACCATTTTCAAGTTTCACTGATGCTTTGTTCCACTCTACAATCCCCTGTTGCAACCAAAGTGGCAAATATTCGTATGTGAGTTGTAATCTGCCGAGAATATCTTTCGCAACCGCCTGCTTGTTTGCAAGAATAGCAACATTCATATTCTGATTAAACATAATATAGTGTAGCATGTACGCAACCATCGTAGTGGACTTACCTGACTGCCTAGGGAGTTTTGCAATAGTGAATCTATTTTCATGAACAGTTCGTACCATGTCATCTTGAAAGTCATATAAATGAAACGGAACAAGTCCTTCGTCCAATGAAACAACCTTGATATACTTCTCAATAAAGTAAACAGGGTCTTTGGCACATTTCATATATTCAATCACCTGTTCTTCAGTGAATTGAATATCAATACCAGCCTCTTTTAGTTGTTTGTTTCCTAAATAACCTTGTTGTTTATTGCTCATCTACAATCTCTGTATCAATAATATCACTCGTCATTGCTTTTGTTCGACTTCTTTCTTGATTGATTAAGTCTTGCAAGTCACTGGTTGAACCAACATAAATTGATTGGTTGGTTGTGTTATTGATATTAATTTCTTCTTTGTTAATCTCTTTGACTTTCTTATGCAAGTCTATCAAGTCTTTGTTCACTTCTGAAACTGTTTTAATCATCTGTGCGGCCACTTCATACGCTCTTGGTGCATCACCTTGCGTTGCAACATTTAGAATCCCATCAATGGCATCTTCACCTTGTTTAATGAGTTCTTTCATGTTCTTGCGAACCAACCAATAATCTTTTTCGCTGTCAACCGCATCCACTTCCACTTCTCGTATGTGGGATGGTTTCTCGATTTGCTTTGGTTCTTCTGTTTTAAATTCTATATCTAATGCTTCTGATAGTTTTTCGTCTATCGACTTTTTATCACTCATAATAATATTCACCATAAATTTGATTACCGGCCGTGTAACCTTCTCCAGTATAACCGCCAGTAATTCCTATTCTCAAGTCATGCGTTCCAGTAACAGGATAGTTGAATTTCTCTGCACTTCCGAAAATATCAATTTCAGATTGAAGAATAATCTTTCCTGTCTTGACTGGACCATACATATATGTCTTTGCACTAAATTCAAACGAAGATGTAAGATTTCGTCTTGTATCAAACGCACCTTCATAATCTTCTTCAGTGGTCACGCCATTCAACACAAATGGCACATCAACTTTCTTATTAATATCATTTATATTAAATGACACAACAAATTCTGGACTAAAATAAGGCAAAATCTGTTCGATAATTTGTAAATTGTCGTCTTGATTTCTAGTAAACGCATAGAGTCCGAAGGATACGATGTATGGGACTTCGTTGTAGTTATATGAATAACTTAGCCCATCAGCACTAATTGCTTTTCTTTTTCTAAGTTTATTTGTTTTTCTTGCAGGATCATATGCAAAACCAGTAATTTCAAACCCGATTCGCGGCAAAGTAATTTGTACTTTTGAAGTATCTGATATACTGCTACTTTCTTGAATCCTTCTCAAGAACTTTTCTTTTGGCCCATATGAGAGAGGAACACGAATAGTTTCTTTAGTTGTTCCGTCTGGATTCTTTCTGATAATTTTAATATCATTAAACAAAGAACCAAATCCAATTACTAATTTTCTAATTGCTTCATTGTAGAATTGTGTAAACATTAGTAACCTGCCTTATATCCTTGTTCAACAAGAGTATTCCATTTTTCTGTATTTGGAACTGCCATCTTTCTCGTACCATTCATATTTAGGTATTTGATGCCTTTCTTTGCTTCCCTAATTTTATTTAAGTGTTTCAATAATTTCCTTCACTGAAAGGATCCGTTTCTGTAAAGTCAAAGATGTCGTCTTGGTCTCGGAGCAATTCAAAATCTTCATTATCTCCAGCCGGTGCATCGTCTTGGGGTTCATGTGGAATAATCACAGTAGTTGTTGTGGAACTGTTGAGTTCATATTCTGCACTAGATACTGCACCCTTAACTGTTTCACTTGTAGCAGTAGAAAGTGTTCCAACAACATTTGTAACTGTAAGTTTAGTTGTACTTGCATCCCAATCTGTAACTACCGCTGTTGCAGTTGCATCTGCCAGTGCCGCACCAGTTGAACCAAGAACTTGGAAGATTGATTCACCTTCAAAATAATTGATGTAGGTATCAGAACTTATTCTTGTCCCCACATCCAATTCAATAGCAAAGTATTTTCGTTCGTCTTCAACCTTATCAATTTCACTGTAGCCGGTGTCGATGACTTCTTGACTATATGTGAATACTTCACATGAGAGTTTATATGTAAAGAGTTTGCCTAATTGATAAAATGGATTTTCGTGTTCTACAAAATTAATTTCAAATACTGTATTGCTAAGTGGGAAGAAAATTAAATCCCCTTCTTTTGGCCGTGTAGTGTTTTCATAAGAGCCAACTGCTTCTTCAAATCGTTTACGAGAAACAACCAATTCCATTCTATCTTTTATTTGTATGCCAAATTTTGCAAGTACATCACCTTCACCTTCAAAACCATCCACAGATTGAATATACATTTCAATTTCATAACCATCATCAAATTTTGAAGTTGTATCTTCTCCAAATAATTTATCTTCGTCTACAAGTGTTCTGGGAATATATACCATATCCCTTCCCATCGTTTGAATCATTTCGATGGTTAGGTCTTCTACCATATCCTGTTCACCAGCGTAGTCTTTGAAATAGGGATTGCGAGCCATGTATTATCCTGTCATAAAGTCGATTGGGTATTCGTAGGTTAGTCGTAGTTCTTCTTCAAGTTTTTCAATCTCCTGTATTGCTTCTTGCGATATTTCGCCACCTCGTAGTTGAACTCCACCCGGCAATTGAACCCCTTCAAACTTTGACATATTTGCACCCCATTGTTTTTTAATGAGTGAGGTTAAGTATTTCTTTAACCAAATATCATTGAACACTTCAGAGAATTGTGAAGATTCTATTCTCACATATGCTTCTATTAGGAAATATTTCCCTTCAACAATATCGTTAGTCCAATCTCCGTCAATGTTTAATTTATTTGTTATTTTATTGAATCGAATTATTTTTTCTGGTTGAAAGAAATCTTGAATCATGTTGATATATCGTTTAGTAGAATCATATCGCGCCAAACCCATACTAGAATTAAATCCAAGTCCACGATTAATACCAAAATAATCCATTAAAGCCATTTGATAACGAACATCAAACATATTAATATTTGCAAATTGTCCAAATTGGTGAATTTTAACAACATTTAAAATATCTTTACCAGTAATTTTGCTACCTGTTGCACCAACTGGTTGTCCGATAGATTCAACATCAACATATTTTCTTGCTTTATCCGTTGCAGTGATTTTATACGCAAATAGTTCCTTTTCTGCACCATCTGAATGGTATTCAGCAAAAAGTTCTAATGCTTCGTCTAATCGGTCTTCACATTGTTGCCTATCCACATTGATATCAACAACTGGTGAACCCAATTTCCGCAAAGAATAATCAATTATATCATCTCTAGATGCTGGTTTTGCCATTAAAAACTCCTATATCTCTAATATATGTATAAAGATATAGGAGTGGGGGAAAGCAACAAATACTATTCTTTGTTTTCTTCCTCTGGGTTTTCTGGCGGTTGTTCTTGTTTTCCTACGGCAACATCTAAATCGTGCATTACATCATAATCTATATTTTCGATGTAGTATTTTCGTGTTACTGGTTCTTCTGCTTCATCTGAAGTGCTTATTGTATAATTAGTAAATCCAGGCATTTGCAGAGGGCATGCGAGTTTAGGATAATCTAATTTTCCATATTCGTCTGCATTTGCAACCAAAAAGGTTTGTTTCCTATCACCACACCCACACCCACCACAAATATGTTTAGTAGGATCGGTAGTACTTTGATCTAAATATTCACAAGCCGGCAATTCCCCGCCAACATTTTCATTGCCAAAACAACTTAATACCCTTAATTGTTTGATTGGTTTATTAATCTTATTGTTATTGATATTTCTTGATGCTAATGCAACAGCAAAACTTTGCACCATACTAAATGCTTTTTTAATTCCTCGTTGGTTTGGATCCAGCGGTGTTTTTCTAAATTTTGGTTTGTCTGTCATAATATCTCCATAATAAAGTTTATTAAATTATACACTATAATATGTATGATGTCAAATAAAAATCATACAACTTTTAATAAAAGAGCCAGTCGTACATTATGTTCTTTGTCAAGTTCAGAAGCAGATACAACATCTGATGTCCACATGCTTGTGTTTAGTGATCCTATTTTGGTATTTTTTCTATTGTGTATATATGCAAGCGGTTTGGTGGGGGTTGTTCCCTCGACAAGTGTAGATGACCAATATGTTCCTTGCATTTCGTGAAATACGCCAGATGAACCCCTAGTAATATCAAGATTCTTAACATCAATCGAATCATAAGCATTCACATTAAATTCTTCACTCCATATCTCCCCATTATTTCTTTTTTGGGTTTTTGTCATCATAAATGCCAATAAGTTCTTACTTGGCACTACCAAGTTAAATCCTTTACCTATTCCGTTGATAGAAAAACCATTTCTAATTTGTTCAAACAAATTTAATGGTAATTTCATATTCCATGCACTATCCGCTTTTGATTTTTTTCTTTTATTAATTTTTAACTTGGCCATACTACCTTCGTGTAGGGAACTCAAACCATAATCAGATTCTAGAACAATAACCGCATATTGATTTTTAGCAAACGATCTAAAATCATTATGTTCTTCGTCTACAATTATAGATGATTGGACAATACCAGTTTTTGAATGTCCTAAAACTTCAACATCAGGATGAACTCCACTTCCATTAAATATCCCAGCATATCTACCTGCAATTCTATATTCTCCTTCTTGCCAAGACTCTACAGTACTTCTAGAAATTGTTCCGTCCTTTAAAAAGGTTTTTATCATATCAATTTCTGATGTGTGGCCACAATTATATGGTGATCCATCTTGTCGCAATCCCATAAAATATCCATGACAAAATTCTATAGAAGATAATTTACAACGGTATTCATTTCGATTAATATTTTCAACACATGCAGACACAATCCCCAACCCAGCCTGTTTCATTGTTTGATTATATCTTTTAATAAAATCTTCTTCAGGATTAGTTGCATTGTTTTGTATCAACAGATTATCAAACTTACTTTCTACGCCACTTCCACCCTGTGCTTCTGCGGTTTGATTGTTTGCATCGTTGCAATCCAGAATCTCTTCTGGATTAACAATATCATTACATGCCAATCCTCCTCCTTGATAATTGGCATAGATATTAGAATTGTCATTGCAATCATCACACGATTCCGATGCCGAATCACAAACACATTCATCTAAATCTGCACATTGTTGTTCGCTGCACACATTTCTACAGTCATATATACCATTGCCCTGATACACACAACAACTATTAGGATATCTAACATCCCACTTAGTGAGTACATCTTTTGCCGAAATTACTGTTTCTGGAACACCCGCGGCACCATTCGTACAAAAATTATAAACTTGTTCGAGCTCTGCAAATGCCGAACAATCTTCTGGTGACCATATCCCACCTATATCATTACATTGACATTGTGTTAGTTCTTTTAATCCTTCAAGACTTGAAGGAATCCAAGTTTGTCTATCAATAGAGTTTAAATAAGCATCATGATTATCAAGATTACTACACGCACAACAACATCCCAGATCAGACAATGGTGGGCATTCAACATCTCCAACATTTTCTGCATATTGCCAATATCCATCATCTGCAATACAATCATAAAACGATACTAATTCATCCGACTGTGTTCCATCGGGTAAACAGCAGACACCGAATCCAGTAAATAAATCTTCTTTAATATCAACGGCAGTTCTTATTCTAGATCTAAATTGAATACTCATGTTATATTATATATCCTTTTTTATTTAAAACATACATTTTGGATAGGGGCAATTTGGAAATTTACAATCCATCCAAACACATTCGCCATCAGGTAATTGAACATTTGTGTATTCATCTATTAAAATTTTTCTTGCCTCATCCTGCAAAATTTGTTGGACTTGTTGCCTATCCGGTTCTTCAAGGACACCCTCCGGCCGATCACATTCTTGGCACTCAGGACCGCACTGGCCGCAATTGCACGGGTAGCCAAGATCACAATCGGTCCCCGTACATTCAGGACAAGGGCCTACATCCATACCTTCATGACACTCAATTGGGCAAACATGCTGTTCCTTGATGCACGTTAAATAGTGATACTCATGCTGCGTGGCATCACACCAACCCACGTTCGACTCGCAACACGTGTTTGAAAGGGCCCAGGTAAGACACCAATGTAAACCACTGCGACACGCATGGCAGAGGATCGAGCTCCCAATGCACCCCATCACGTTTACCTGGCCTTCTATTGGCGGACAATCGGGGCCGGGCAAGCAAGGTAAGCAATCTTCGGGATTCGAGAATATCTCCCAGCACGGAATTCCATCGCTATCGCGAGGATAAGCTCTACATTGATCCAAGCGGCCGCAATCAAAACGATCATACCCATCTTTAAATCCACTTGGACAGCAATCACCCCTACAAGTGCCGCGTATCCAATCCCCATCGCAATCACCTTCACCACAGCATTCCCTCCCATCTTTACAAGGACAGCAGGTTACAAAACGGGGGTTTACATCGCGAGGCACCCAGAACCAATCAGCGCAATCATAATCACCACAAGACACACACATATCATCAGAACCTTCACAAACTCCTGGATAACATGTTTTTCGATAATGGAACGTACCTCCACGCTGATGACATGCATGCATATCTACGACTTCGCAAGGCTCGTAATCAGGATGTTGCTGGCAACAAGCGCCTGGCGGGAATCTGCACGTCTCGCAATCTAAATTATTTATACCTACTGCAAAACATTCTGGAATCTCATTACCATCCTCATCAAAACAATTACATGTGTACACACCATCGCCTCGATCGTCCCAGTCATCACAAGTCGAATCTTCCCACGGGTAGTCCGTTACTCTACAACACTTATCATTATCACACCCCTCACCACCATCTTCAACACCACAATCACTAGAACCTAAATGAATTATCCCACCCAGGAGGCCACAATTATCCCAAGGATCCCACTCATCAATATCACTAATCCACACACATTCTCCTGCTAAACAGCAAGATACATCAAATGTCGGTGTTGTGCATGTCTCATCCCCGCAGGCTGTGGCACCCAAATAGCTCCCACCATCATCATTGCAGTGAGCCTCAGTCTTATAGCCACAGGTCATGTCTTGGTACGGACCTTCACAACACGCACCATGTTGCATCGATGCATCGAAACAACCCAACGCACCATCTACATCAAACTCACATGCTGGGCAACATGCTGGGCAAGTTCCAATCTGATCGGCGCAAGTATATGAATTCCAGTATTCCTCGGTGCAATATCCGTCACCCTCTCCCGGCGTACAGGGCCATGGTGTACCACCAGCAACCGCACATTGACCATTGTCTAGGTTATCTAGACATGTGCCGTTAGGCAAACAGCAAGGGCCCTTTAAGCTTATATCACCCATTATATAATACTCCCATTAATCATTTGGTGAACAACATGCAGTATATGGACCTTGCCACCCAAACAGCAAGCGCCCACATTTGAGCCTCTACTTGACGATCTTTCTGTCTTATCGTCCTTAATTGTATATTTATCCTTCATTATAAGTCCTCTCTACAAACAGGATATGGGCAATCTGCTCCAACACATTCCATCCAAACACATTCGCCACCAGGTAATTGAACATTTGTGTGGGTATCACCAAGATTTGGTGGGGAGATTTCTCTATATGATGTTGTATTGCATTCAGGACCGTTCGAACAATCACAGCTGTGAGAAGGGTCCATCCACCCATAACATTCTGGAGGATCCGCATCACACGCGTCTCCACCTCCTTCAGGGGGACAACAACAACAACAATCACAAGGTTGGTCATTACCATCACCACAATCATTGCAAACAGACCCTGCGATGCTAAAAGTGCATTCTTTACAGCAGCAATCACAATCCTCTGTTGGACACGACCCACCACATTGCAGAGTACTCGAAGCACAAGGTTCGCAACTACAATCACCGCATTCTCCGTCAGCAGGACAATTTCCATCGTGACTATATCCAGTAACGGTGCGCCAGCACCCTCCAGCCTCACTCTCACAATCGCCACCGGGATATACACATCCACCACCAATTAAACATGTACAACATATTATCGGACAACAAACATCATGGCACATCCCGCAATCGGCCACTATCGCTCCGCCACCTGCAATACATTCTTCTGGAGTTTTTACTACACATTCATGGGTGTCGGTTGTATTATCAGTTTCACATGGAGCATTGCCTATACCACCATTTGGTGCTGTGCAACAAAGAATCAGTTCAGGTGTGTTATCGCACGGATATGCACAATAAAAATCGTCTGCTGCTGGAGGTTCAGTAATCCCAGGACAACAATCCAATGGCGGGGGACAAGGTGGGCCCAGACCACATCCTGGTGGTTGATTGGAACACGGGAAATTACAACTACCGTCTGGACAACATTCTCTCCCCGCTTGTGGACAATAGCAACTATCACACGACTCCATGCAGATATTTTCTGGTTGGCAACAAGACAAGCCATCAGGGCATCCAGCACCACCCATACATCCAGGCATTCCTGAACAAACTACACAATCATCACCAGAAACAAATTGACAAATTTCCCCAGAACATTCTTCATGATAATAAAAATCACCCTCCAAACTTTCACAATTAAAAGAAGATTCTTCGCTACAAATTGGTATGTTTTCAAAGTACCGACAACAAGCGCCCCAGTTGTTCTCCGTACAACTATTATTTTCTTGACACGTTTCCTCTTCTGTCCAATCACCATTGATACCATCACACACAGATTGAGTAACTTCTAAGCACCCTGGCGAATATTCTATACAACAAGCACCAATCACATCATCTTGTTCGTAACATTCGACACAATCACCATTTAAATGAAAGGTCCCATCCTTAATACCACAATCATAATCTACAGTCATTAAGCAAATATCTTCATCTGTATTTTCATCATAATAACAACAAGCACCAAGTACGCATGGATTATCTGAACAATATTTATTAGGTATTAATAAATCATCACCATCACAAAATAAAGCATCCATACAGTTTCCTGTGAACAATCCATCCACTCTTGAACAACATGCAAAAGCAATATCATCTCCACAATCATCACAGTTTATCATCCCTTGAGCAATACAATCTGGAATTATATCTCCACCATCATCCAAACAATTACATGTATAATCAACCCAATCAGTACAAGTTACAACCCCACTAATCGATTTGCAACACTTATCATTATCACATACAATCCCATCACAATCATCGACACCAGTATAATATACCCCACCGTTGTTACTACAGTTTGATTGAATATAAGGTGAATAGCATGTACCTCCCAAACAACAAGAACCATCTGTTGGGTTATCACATTCTATATCTAAACAATCTTGGCCACTATAGAAAAAGTCTAAAGCCTCCTGACAATCCCATTCATTGATGCCATCCACACATGTGCCAGATCCCTGTAATAAATGACAACACGCTCCCGAAGCAGGACAAGGATTATCATCACAATTAGTTCCAAAATTTCCAAAGGTATATACACCACCACTAATATCTGCACAATCTGGTAAAGTAGTCGTCTCACATATAGGAGTAGAATTGTTAGTATAACAACAAGATCCCATACAAATTTCACAACCGTCCGCGCCGCATCCACTGCAATCGCCATCCGTGGCACACGATGGGCATCCAACTTCCGGCCCTATTGGTGTTCCTCCAAACTTATGGCAATTCTCGAATGATTGGCTCATACAATATTGCGGGTCTCCTTCAAAACAGCAAGCACCATCTTCACATGTAAATATATCCAAATCTTCTCCAGGTGTTCCACTGTATACATCAACACACGTTTCTTCTGTGTCAACCATGAAGCAAGCGAAACAGTTATGCATTGTTCCGTTGGGGAGTTCTCCCGGATAACAACAAACAATTTCGCTGCCATCGTTACAATTGACAGCGCACGAAGAGTCCACTCCCTGCCAATTTCCACCAGCCGCGACACAATCGATGTCAATCATGTTTGGATAACACCAAGGATCCTGATTCAAACAACACGCACCAGTTGGTTGCTGAAAACAGTCAGAGTCTTCCGATAATTCCGAACACATTACCAAGTCATGAAAAATTCCACTGTAGCCCTCTTCACACTCATCCATAATATAAGAATCTGTACCATCTAGACCATCTGCACAGTTCGGCCCGCTGCGAAGATAACTGCAACATGCACCTATATTGCATTGTTGGTCACACGGATCGCCTTCATAAAAACCATAACCAGTATCAGTATAATAATTACATTGAAATCTAAATATGTTGTCTGAACAGGTTGAATTAGAACCACAACATGCACCTATATTGCATTGTGAGTCACAAACCGTATCATTACCCACATAAGTTCCACCATTGCTTCCGCAGTTATCCTCAGTCCTATAGTCACAATCACCATTCGTATAACAACAAGCGCCACGTTCAACCGAGTCGCAATCGTTACAATTTGTGTCAATCCATGTACAGGCATTTGACGGCGCGCAATTATCTTCACACTCATTTACGGTAACATTTTCAACACAACTATCATCGTTTCCCTCAGGGTCAATATAACAACAGTAACCCACATTTGAGCCAGGGCATTCATTGCATTCCGATTGACAAAAGCCAGTAGTATCGCAATCAAAATCAGGACAACACAACGATGTACCAGAAGGAGTACTACAACAATCCTCACCATGATGCCATACAGTTTCGTTGAACGTGTCATCACCCCTTGACCAACAATCTGCATAATTCATATCGTTTTCACAAAGGTCTACCCCATCTTGCCCACAAGGATTGCATGAATATCCTGAACACCACTGACAACAACAGGCACCAAGATATGCATCGTCAGTGCCGGTACACCTATCAACATCGCAAGTCGTATCGTTACCCCAATATAAACCTCCCGCGTTATTGCAATTGTCAGGTGTCATCTGCTCACAATCATGATCTTCTATGCAACACGCACCACCACTCCAACATGTAAAATCACATGCTTCGCAACCGTTGATAGTACTATCGCAATCATATGAATCATAGTCGTCCGCGTTGGGCCATGGTGTACCACTCCAACCATCCACACATTGGCCAATGGTGGATATATTAACACATGAACCCAAGCCTTGCCAACAACAAGCACCCATTATATAATACTCCCATTAAACATCTGGTGAACAACACTCAGTATATGGACCTTGCCACGTGCCTGCCATCGAAAGGCACTCTGAAAATGTTTGGCCGTCTATACACCCACTCTCACCCATACAACAAGCACCCTGCACTTGATCACAAACACCATCATCACTACACACTTTCCCAACCCACCACACACTTGGATAAAGACAATCATTCTCATCCACACCATCATAGCATTCGGTCGTAATTGGATTGCAGCATGCACCAGTATTGGTGGCACAACAATCAACTGCGTACAATCCAGTACATTCCGTACCAGGACCCATGAATATACCCTTGCAATCTGGGCAAGTATCTTCATCCCTGAAATGATCTTCACAGGCTGTTCTGGTTATATCATCTACACATACCTCCTGAGTGTCATCAGTAGCGCTACCTCCTAAACAACATGCACCAACATATACCGTTTTATCACAACAATCTAGAGTTGTATCCACACAAGATGAGTTACTAACAGGGATACCACCATAAACATGTTGACACGCAGCTGCTGTTAGTGGCGGAAGATTTACATCATAGTCCCCAGCAGGAACTGTTCCAACAGAATCACCGATACAATTTCCGTCTTTACAACATGCAATCCCAACACCACAAGGATTTATACAAGGCCATCCTGTCTCACCCGGCACATAATTATAACCATAATAGCTTAAATCCATATTACAAGTAATAGCCTTAGGACCATCTTCAATTAATTTCACCAATCCTGTTATGTCATCAAGACGATAGTAAATATGAGTCCAATATGTTGCTCCAAAACTATTACATTCATCTGCTCCAGCATTTTCAATACAAACTGCGTGGTTTTGATATTCTCCCCAATCACCACCTTCACTACAGCAAACTCCCGGTGCAAGTCCATCAGAACCACAACCATCACCACATGCCATAAATTGATTCCACGATCCTCCTAAAGTTGGTTCTCCATCTAAATCATATGGACTATAAAGTTGGCCACAATCATTTTCTGTCATATAATCAATACAGTTTATTTTACCACCCGGCCAATTAAGGTCATCCCGCGGTTCATCTATATCCAAATAACAACAAGAGCCTAAACCAACAGAACCAAAACATTCATCCACACCATATGCACGATTGGCAATATTTGCCTTCCATGTTTTTCCAGCATCGTTGGTTAATAAACTAATAATATCCCACCCACAAGAAAAATATAGTTCGTTTTCATCAAAATAAATATTTTCTGGCCAGTCCCATATGTCGTAACCACCTAGATGTATAGTAAAATTAAATACCTCATTGGAGGTAAAATCTCCAGTAAATCCTTGAATTCCTATTGGTGTTTCAATTCGGAATATACTTCCACGTTTTACATCCATCATCATTCCTGTGCCGCCACCACATGTTGGGCCGGTATACCATTCACTTGGCTCTCCACCAGTTATTCCATAAATTTTTGGCGTGACTCTATCCGATTCAAAAAGTGGCATTGAAGGAACTCGTATAACAATTTCTTCTGGATCATATGAGTAACCAGTAGCGCCACCAGTTTCAGAAAAATAAACTGTGCCAAGAGAATCAAAAGTTAATCCAGTAGAATCTGCTGATGCTCCGGCCGAAATATAAGAAAATCTATTTCTTATCATCCCATCTGTTGTTGCGCCTTCTTTGTATATGATATCACCACTGATACCTACAACATCATCTGTTTGATATGATTTTAATGTTCCTTCTGCCGTTATTCCGCGGAAATAAAATGTAATACCATCTGTTATATTTCTAAATATACTAACTGGGTTTGTTCCACCATCTCCAGTAATAGCACCAGCGGTCGCGACCTCTCCTGTTGGTCCTTTTAACCCTTCGATTGTAATTTCTTTTCCATCGGAAAGAACTAATATTAAATTATCATCTTCAGTTCTACCAGAAAATACAAAAGTACCAGTTGCACCTGTAGGTCCAGTCGGACCTGTACCACCCGTACCTGCCGGTCCAGTAGGGCCAGTTAAACCACGAAGACCTTTTGGTCCCATCACGGATCCTGGTGGTACTACTGAACTACTTCCAATTACTGGCATCTATTGTTCCTTTATTATGCAAAGCACTTATCACAACCATTCACACAAACACAATTTCCACGGCTCTCACATTCAGAACACGGTACAGGCTCATCAAATTCTATACAACCAGAATCACAACAACAAGAGCAAACCATCCAAACTTGATTCGTAGAATTCTTATCATCTATGTATGGTTGACAACCATGACTATTTGCTTTCCATGTTTCTTTAGTGCATATCGATTTATTTTTTGTTGGCAATGATTCAATTTTATGGGATACTGCCGAAGATCCAACACACATCTCAGAATCAAAGTTATTAAAACACCTTTCATCTATATTTTTACAATCATTGACTATTCCACCATCCCCCAATGCACCTTCCCAACAAACTCCAGGACAACAACAATTACAATCACCACTTCCAACTTCAATGGTCCATTGTTCGATATCATCTACTGGAGAAACTACATTACGGGGTTCTATACATTCGGATAAACTAAATTTACCAGAATATTGTTTTGCATCTGGAGCATCAACTTCTTTTCTGTATTCAGGAACAGAATATGTTTTTCTATCTTTTCCACTATTTCCTATAATTTTGTCTGGTTCTAAACTTGAAGACCTACTTGCCATGGTTTGAAAATATAAGTCGGCTACTTCTTGACTTCTTGATTGTCTTCCTGCTCCTGCTCCGCCAGCAAAATTCCACAAATCCCCCATTATATTATATTGTGAACAAACATCATTATTACAATCTCCATTTGCTACCCATATACCACCATTTCCAAAACATTCCCCAAGATCCACACCAGGTTCACATCCCCAATCATAACAACAAGCGCCCCAGTTGCAGTTAATGTTTTCACATTGTTCACCTTGTGTCCAGAGGCCAAACATCCCAACACAATCTTCCCAAGTTTCCATTACACACTCATATGAATTCCCACCATCACCGACAGGCTTACAACATGCTGATTTTTGTTCATAAACAGTTCCTGGATCACCCTTACAACATTCATGACAACTTCCATCCTGCAATATAACCGTACCACAACTGTTAGAATCTAAACAAGTATAATTATTTTGATTGGAGCCGGGGGCACAATAACAGTTCACATCCACACCACCCTCAGTACACAAACAATAACCCGAACCAGCATCGCATCCACCGCAATCTTCACTATCACACGTTGGCATTTCTTGCGTCCAACCCGGACATCCAGTACATGGTGGTTCTGATGCACCAGAATGGCATTGATTATCAGAAAAAAGGCCTTTTGTTTCAAAATCATGGGTTTCATCATTCCAAACCAAACAATTATAGGGTGCATAAGTTTGATCCACTACGGTTTCAGTTCCAGTAGTATTGTCCATTGGCACGGGGATTGCGTAATTTGCTCCAGCACATTTTGAACCAGCGCCCCAAAACATACCTTTAGAACCGCCCGCACCACCACTTGACCTTAATGTGTCACACACTTGAGCATTACAATTAAAACACACTTCATCAACACAACAAGCACCCATCTCTTGTATACAACAATTAACATCTTCACATCCAGTATATGGAGGAATTTCGCCCCCCATCCACTTACTATTCATTGACAGCGAACACTCAACAACACCCAATAGTACACATTCTCCATTCAAACAACAAGCGCCGCGATCCCCACACGCTGCGGGACAACCGCCCCACACTGACAAATCATCACAAGTAGTTAAACTAGCACCTGAATTGATAGGAATAAAAAATCCACCATAAACATTACACTTATGCTGTGTAGTTTCTATGCAATTTCCGTTCACACAACACATTCCCTCATAATGACAATCCGTTCCTTCTGAACGATTTATACACGCAGTACTACCAGAGAACCACCCATCAATTTTATCACAATATTTTTTACTTACATAATCTAAACAACCCCTATAACCTGGACCTGTTATTCCATCTTGTTCACCAGTTCCTTTCCTACAATAACAACAAGAACCCACAATAATTGGTTCTGGAATTAATGGACTATTAAATGTTATTCCTGGAAATTTATAAACACCCGCATTATGAGAACCACCATCATCATCAACATATATGCCACTATACATGGCAGTTAAACCCGCAGTAGAGTTATCTCCGAAATTTTCTTTATCTGTTATGCTACTAAAGGAAACAGATGTTCCATCAGGAGTATTGATTCCAATCGTTCCTACGTGGCCTGGTGTTACACCCCATGATGTAAAGTTATTACTTGTTGATCCTTCACTGCCAGTTATCACAAATCTTTCTCTGTGTGTTAATATTCTAGCGGTTAATTGATCACCACTCCAAAATGTATTTGTTGCCGCATTAGCAGATAAGCCAGATATACTATTATTAATAAAAATTAATTCTCCAGTATTTCCAAGTATTCCATAATCGTGTGTAAGGCCTCTAATAAGAATAGTATCACTTTCTGGAGTTATTATACTAATATCATTTCCACTAACTGTTAAATTTCGGAAAGTTGCTGTACGGCCCTCTATAGATTTAAATACTTCTCCATAATAACCGGCATTTATAATAGAATATGATGTAGTAGGAAGATCTCCTGTCGAACCCCGAATACCTGTAACACCTAGAGTTGTTCCTTGATTAAGAAGAAATCCAGTCGTATCTCCTTCATATCCTCTAAGGCAAAATATAAGTTCATATGTGATTCCTTCACCACTACTTCCAGATATACCTGCAATACCATATCCTGTAAATCCTATCGGACCTACTTGACCAGTCGTTCCTGTCAATCCCCCTGGCCCAGTGTTACCAGTAGCACCAGCAGGGCCAGTTATATAACCGACTCCTGATGGATTTGCTATTCTACTACTTCCTTGTATTGATGCCATTAGTACCTCTGGTTAATTCCTTTATCTTCATCTCGAATAATATTTGGAAGTTTCCATAACTTATAATTACTATCGTCACTGCTTGGATATCTACCATCACATCTCACTAAACGTATAGGTCTTACTTTATATGTATTTACTGTTCTGTTCTTTTTGCCTACTAGGAAATTATCAGAATTTCCACTTTGATTTATTTTTATTGCCCATGCTAAACTTCCAGGATCTGCGGTTACTCCAAGAGGACCAGTCGCGCCGACAGGATTAATAATTCCTTCTCCTATTCCAGCAGTTAATCCTTTTGTTTCATCATATGCACCAGTAGAAGTCCAATGCCAACCATTTAATGGCGTTCCACCCGCTTCAAGAAGGTTAGAATTTAAATTAAATTCATTATCAACAGTTCTAATGCAACTATTTGCAATATATGAAAACTCATCATGACTTGGTAAATACCAACCAGAGATATTAGGTGAATTAGAACCTGTTATTCCCAAAGATATTAAATTATCATCATATAATCTTACTGCACGAACCGCAGAAACATATCCGCTTGTTAATCCAGGACCAAAATCCGAACCTGTATATGTTCCATCATCATCATAATAGCCTTTAAGTAGTGCATTATCCGCACTAATAATTCTGATTGTATTATATAATCCCCAGTTTCTGTGCCACATACCATGTGCAGTTTGTGTCGGTTTAGTTTTTAATTTACTTATTGCATCACTTCCGTATATCCTAGATGCATTACATGAGCTGAATGTTCTTTCTGGAAGGATGGTTAATGAAACTTTACCCCTATTTTGGTCATACCAATACCCTTCGGATTTAGGAAATACTTCATATTTATATTCATTGCTTACATCTTCATATATTCCAAGATTTTGGTTATATAAAGGTCCCCACGAACTACCACGATTTCCCCAATAAAATTCATTTGTAATGCCATCCACATTATTATATTCTACAACTCTATCACCAGTTATTCCTATAGGATTTAATGAAATAATTACATAATATGCATCATTTTTGTTGGTGTGTTTATTACAAGACGATTTAGAGTCAAATCCATAACTGTGCCAATCATATTTGGATTTATATTTAGATGGCACATTACCAATATTATCATAAGTAGATCCAAATCCGCCCCTCATCAAAGACTCCCATGAAGAAAGTTTAGAACCACCAAATCCCCTTGCTCCTATTCCAACCTCACCATCAGGATGATATAATCCAACAACCATACCACCCGCATATAAATCGCCAGGTTGTAAATCTAATCCTGTAACTTCTGGAATGCATCCAGAAGTGGTTGAATTTTCTCTGCAATCAATATCCCTACAATGTGAACCATGCCCTGCATAAAGATATCCATCTTCTATACAAGAAGAACCAAGTGTGTTATTATCACAAATGGCGCCACCTTTGCAACATGCACCAGTACCACCCGAACAAATTTGAACATCATCTTTATTAACACACGGAATACCAATTCCCATAAAGAATTTCTTTTGTCTTAAACAATTGGTTTTAGATATTTGTTCACAATGTCCTATACCATCACAGCATGCCCCTATTTCATTTTTTAAATTTTCGCACTGCATTTCTTCACACGAATTTGCCGTTCCGCCAAAGAGAGTGTGATAGTTTAATACATCGGCCAAATCTACACATTCATTAGCAGACATATTTTCATAACACACAACTTCTTTCGATTTTATATTTCTTACACAACATGGTCCGAGTTCATAGCAAGAACTTCCCGTTCCACCTGCACCACATAATGTGCCTGTACCATTATAATAACCAGGGCAATTAGCTTCTGTTGTATGAACACATATTCCTTTCCCCATACAACATGCACCAGTGCCTCCATCACCAAAATAGTAATTTCTGCCATCTTTATATCCCTCAAAAGGAAATGTACCATCATCGTCATAGCAATAATATGCATTATCAATATTACCTGTTCCGCCAGTTATACCATACCATTGGACCATATTTCCGTGCCATGCATACTCGTTCGGACACCATGTTTCATCATATTCGCAAGGCAACCAAAAAAAGTTTATAATATCAGTTCCACCACTCCAACATGGAGGTTTGTTTAAGGGCCATATAATATTTTTTTCTGTTTGACTGTTGGTGTACCATGGCGGGAATTCTCCACTAGTGGTAGCACCATGAACAACCAAACTAAATGCTTTTGCTAATTCTGCATCACTAACACCATTACCAACAGGGCCATTTCCTGTATATCCAAAACTTGCACCCTTAAAATTTAATGAAACTTCTCCTGTATATCCAGTAACACCAGAAATACCATCTATTTGCCTCATATTAAGTACGAAAACTTTAGCATTGTTTGGGTCGATAGGCACAGATGGTGCATATAATGGCACATCCACACCAGTTTCTCTAATATCATAATCAGCACCAATTTTGAGATATTTTGCCTTTTCTGTAAAGTTTGTAACTCTAACATCAATAGCATTTGCTCCACTTGGAAGCCCCGAACTTGTCGCCATGTCGTATTTTGCACCACTAATTCCTGCAAGGTTCGACCCAGAAAGGCCCACCAATTGCCCCGCGGCACTATCGGTATCAGTTCCATCAATATTTAAGTATCCAAAATTTCCTGGATCATATATGATGTTAATTGTATCTAAACTTTCGTTTTGTTGTAAAGATAATGCGGGGCCAGTAACCTCAATCACTTTTAATACAAGTGAACTTATATTATTATCAGAATCTCTTCCTTGTACAAGTGTGACGCCCATACGAGAAGAGTCATTAATATTTTGTCCATCAATTAGTGGATACCCACCACCTGTTGGCCCTTTAATTCTTGTTGTTGTGGTGTAACTACTAGTCCAACGGGTCTCGTTTTCATCTACCAATTCAAATATTGTATGAAGTTTATCGCCCGCAATGGTAGCATTACCATCGGCATCAACAAGATACATGTTGGTGATATTACCACCACTAAATCCCGTTGCACCTGTGTATCCATATCCTATTGGACCTGTAGCACCTGTGCCGCCAGAAGCACCGGTCGGGCCAGTAACATGTGTTGCTCCGATTGGTGTAAAGTGACTGCTTCCGTGTACTATTGCTACCATAATAATATACTACTTATTTTCGTGTATCTGCTGTATTGGTACTTATATCTTCGCCTGCTCCGAGAAGTATAGGTGCATACACCTTAGATGCATCTTGAAGATTCTTTAAAGAATCTCCTACATTTATTTTCGCAGTAGCATCTTCCACTGTAAGTGTTTCAAAAGTTCCTTCTTTAAACTTTAAGTTAGTAGGTATAGAAAAAACATGGTTCATTGGCCCTGATGTGGAATCTCCTGGTGTATTATCTTGTGGCAACATCATCCACCATTTTTTTGGTATTAATTGTTCTTTATTATTATCAACTCGTATTCTAAGCGATGTTGATGATGATGCAACAGGAAGTTTAAAACTTGTCTTTTTAATACTACCAATTTTAAGTGTTGGACCATTGGTTACTTCAACATACACACCTGCACCAAGATATTTGTCTAAGTTTTTTTCTGAATCCTTACTCTTCCACTCAACAGTAACAGTTTTATTAGCAACACTTGAATCTATTATCGTTGCATTTTGAAGAACTTTTCTTCCATTAACACGAACAGAACACTGTTTACCAACATCACTCGTTGATGGAGTATTTTCACAAGTAATTATTGTTGTAGTCTGACACCATTCTTTAATTATATTGTAACTGTATAAATATGTTGCTCCTGTGGTCGCATCAAGGTTGAAAGATCGACCATCTATAGGAGTCCATCCACGGCCGGTGTTTTTGGGAGGGCCGCCAAATTCCGGGATTTCAATAATAGAAGCTACTGGAGCTGAATCTGTATCTTCGCCCGTAATTGAACCACCAGCTTGATATCCAATATAATTTACAACTTGACCGGTCCATGGAGAATCTGGAGCAACTTGATAAATTGGTTTTATGACTTGAGTTGGTTCTGTTGGTGCAAGATTTTGAAGCACACCAGCAGTTGCCGCACTCAAGAAATATACATCTTGACCACCGGCAGCACCAGTCAGGCCTGCCTCAGCATCAATATGTGTTGCATTTACTAATTTTGTTGATGGATAATTTATTTGCCCCTGTATTATGACTGTGACCACTCCCGTTGTTGGGTCACTTGGATTCACAGGAGTTACACTTTCAACAATTCCTATAACTTCACAATTTGCAGGGGTATTTGCTTGTGCTTTAATATATTTTTGATAACTTGTACTGTTTATATCATTATCATATCTGATTGCATCCCCCGCTGTAACGCCGTCATCGCCGGGGAGGCCAGAAATAATACCACCAGAAAATCCAGATAATGGATGAGTCATAAGTAATCTAGCACCACTGCTTGTGATACTATTGATATTAAGATTTCCTAAAAGATTAGAACTATTTGTATTACAACTTGCCATTAATCATCTCCGTTATAGAACCGTACCATCTGTGTCTAATTCTGCATCTGCAACATAGTGTGCTGAAATTTGATCCCAAAGAACTGTGCCGTTAGGAACAACAATATACATTCCGTCAGTTGTGTAATGTTCTGCAATAATAGTTGTATCTCCAGCAGGTGCAACGCGTGTTCCGTGTGGCGAGCTCGTTCCAGACACATATCTTATATCTTTTTCTGCTGTTCTGTTATATGCATCTCCGGTCGATCCTGTTTTTGGCGAATAGAAAGTAATAGCCGGGTTTGCTCTCATTCGTACAGGATATTTAAAATACAAATCTTTCATTGGAGTGGTTGTAAAATCAATAACACTAATTGTCGGATTATTGTTATCCAGCATCGTTACACTATGTGTGTTTTCATCGATATTATAACTTCTTTGATAGAATCTGCCACATTCTTTCAATTCTTCATCTACGTCTGCTTCTGCATTAGTTGTTGCAACCAATCCCCGTTCAAGTTTAACTTTTGCTAAATCGAAAGTTGTATTTAATTTTGTAACATCAAATCCAACTGATAAGTAGTGCTTACTCCCTGTTGGAACTGCCGTTTGCTCTGGAACATTAAATGCAATCTCATATTTGCCCCACCTAGTACCAAGAGATGCATTTGCAACTGTTGTTGTATTTCTATTTGTTCCATCCATTTGTGTTAAAACAACACCCATAGTAGCACCAGTTATACCACTCTTGGCATTAAAAGATAATGTTACATCTTGTCCTCTTGCAATTCTAGAATCTTCTATTCGATTTTCAATATGGATGAAATCTCCATGATGGCCACCAGTACCTGCCATGACATGATTAGATGCAAGATAATATTTTGGATTTCCAAATACTTGAGTCTGGTTCGCAACAAATTCTTGTCTTTGCAATGATGCACTAGAAATTGTTCCAGCACCGCCCGAAACACCATGTATTCTTACCCACCTATCTGCAAAATATGTTGTATCTTTTGCAGTCCAAGCCGAATCCTTTCCGATTGATCTTTGCCAAATATCGAATCCACCATTGATTAACATATTATTATTGATTGCACTACCATAAGTAGTACCACCCAACGAACTTGAATTATATGCCCAATTTCCATTTGGGTTTCCACCTCCACCAGACCTAGTACTCTCAGCAGTACTAGAACCACCACCCCCACCAGCATTTTGATTTATAATTACGCCTCGTCTAACGCCACTCCCTGCACTATCAGGCCATGCAACTGCAAATGGTTTGGCAGGGGTTGGTACAGCGCCTGATGTTAATTTACCATTTTCATCAACATATAAAAGTCCATCATAATCAGAAGGTATATTACTCATATGACCACTAGATACAATTTCTACATAGTCAATACTATCTAATGTAAATCTATTAACGACCAATCCAACTGCATTTGAAATTGGCCTCCCATCAGCACCATCCGCTACAACCCAATCACCACCATTCGTGTATCCTGCGACAACACCTCTTACAAGGCCTGCATTTGTCGTTGAAACAATGAATCTGTTGTCATTGATACCACCTGTACCACCTGTACCGCTTCCTTTTAGGAACTGCCCACGATAATTTAAAACAATACCCTCATCTGCGGTAATTCCCAAAATCATAGGTTTGGACACTTGCCCTGCGATGCCTGGTTCTTCAGGAGTGATACCACCACTGAACCCAGGACTCAAGAAGTAAACAACCCCTGCACTAAGTCCACCACTTGGTCTATCTGTATATGAGTATGGTGCAAGTGTATCACTAAAGTCACCTTTAATTTTACCCGCAATAGTTACTTCAATATATGTGTTTGAATTGCTATATGCTGTTCCATCTGATGGCCAAGTAACTCCAGATACCACACCCATAACTTCTGCATTATTGGCACTATCTGCTTTTCCAAGATAATATGTTGCATCTCCTGTACAACCTTCTATACCCTGATGATTCGCCCTTGCAACACGAATTGGTTGTCCAAAAGTAAAGCCTTTTGTTCCTGTATATCCTTGTTCTGAATTTACTCTTATATTGAGACTAGGATTTTCTAAACTAGTTAAATCATAATTTAATACACCACCGATAGAAACATCACCCTGAAAGGTAACACCTCTTGCAATAGTTTCTGCGATATCACACCTAAATGTCCCCGATGGTAAATCTGGACCAGATGTAATACCTCCAACGGGATCATTAGGTGCAGTAGTTCCAAGAGTAAATACAATACCATCACCAGAAGCACCGTTGAATATCTCAAGCAAATTAAGTTTGTTGACAGCGCTCGTATTATAATGACTAACCCAATCTGCAAAGGTGGTATCGCCAGTAATGTATGGTATGTTGTATTTGTTATCGTCTACTAAAGCCATATTTGTTATCTCTATATGTTATTTATGTTAATTATTTGTCAGGACCCTTTGTAGAGAATTATATTATTCATATATCTCACAGTTTTGCTGTACGGATTAACCTTACAAACCAAAGAAAGTCGATTAAACTCTCCAATTTTATTCGGATCAGCCGCGGCTGCACCCTCGATATTCACACTATATCTACTTGCTCCACAAGCAACACTATTAGAATAGCCTGCGGCATTATCTCCGAGACTTTCATCACAAACATTATCATTTGTACAGTGACAATCAACATATCCAGTCGAAATATTAAGTCCAATAGGAATCCAAATATCGGCACCAGCACCTAAATCTATCGAAACCGAATAGTGTGGATCAGGTCTGTCATCTGGAAAATTGGTATCTAAATATACCCAATGTTTTAATCCACTTATAAACGATGCATCACTTGTATCGGGGTTGATTTGAGGCAAATCAACCAAATACCATCCAGAATAAAATTGAATGGTTAGTGTATTCAAAGTCATACTAGCCTCTACAAGTTTCCCCCCATAGCCAGAAAGATCAGTCGGAACATAAGGACACTCAAAAGGCCATAATGGTGTTGAACCTCTCCATCCAGGTCCAGAAATTGCATACTGCTTATTATGATCTACAACATCACCAACACTACCACCACCCATACCCAATCCTGTGTTTGGAATTGATTCATCAACGGCATTGAATGCGACACCATCGCCGGGTATGTCTTTATCATACCCGTGCCACATTGGACCTGCACCAGAGGTAATCCAACTATTCATCATATTTAAACTTAAAGTCATTTGCATTTGAAAATGCTCTTGAATTTCATTTAATTCCGATGCTTGCAGCGGAAATCCTGGTCTGTATGCAACAAATTGATAATTTTTGGGCGAATTTTCTCCACCTCCGCCTGCAAACGAAAGTTCACTTTCTACCCTACTATTAAACGGGCTTGATGTTAAAGGAAACGATGGGTTATTTCCATCTCCTCCAACTTTTAATGGTTCTATATTTCTTGCCATTTATATTTATCCTTCTGATTGTCCTAATACAATTTCAACCGTCATGCTTGCTGATGTCATAACTTGATTATTTACTACTTTTGAAACATTGGGAACATTTATAGCTTTATTATTTGTTACTATAACCTTTGTCTTGTCGGCCGACAAGACTGCTCCTGTAATTTTGCTGGTTGGCGCTTCGCTTGATGTTGTTATCCATTCATTCCCACTATTATCTGTTATTTGGAATGATGCCTTTGGTGAGTTGTTTCCAGCATATATTTCTACGCTCCTTATGGATGCATCATTCATAGTTTTTACATTTGCTATTTTTACTGCATTATAATCAGAACCAGTCGATGAAGATTTTGATGCAGTTGAAGCATTCCAAGTTTGTGTATTATCTTTTCCCACTTGGGTTTGCAAAGAGAGATCTATCTTTGCGCCACTATCACTCGCTTCACTTGTAGTAGACATTATATTTCTATATGTTAATCTTGCAGTTTGCTTTGTAGCAGTGGTGCTTGCAAGAAAAGGCCTGTTATCAACATCATATAAAGATGCAATACCATAACTATCAAATTTTGAAATGTCGGTTTCTTCATAAATGTCTTTAAACATTATGCTTTTCTTTATTATGGGCAACAAATCCCCAGTGATAAGTTCTATGTTTTTATGTGCATTTCCAATTCTCGTAACTCTAAAATATTCTGGTTTTACATTTGGCCAAATCTCCTGTATATAATTAATAGGAATTCCTGGAACATCCTGATATTGTCCTACTTGTTTTATATTAAGGCCAATAATTTCTTCTCTACCTTTGTTTCCTTGTGTTACAAGTTCAACAATTGTTGGTTTGGATTCTGGATCTAATAAAATTCCAGTCAATTCAAACGATTTAGATGCACCCCAAAATGCTTCTGATATCGATTTTTCAGGTGAAGGCAGAGATTCAAAAATACCACGCAATGAACAGAAAGAAGAACCCTTTAAATTTTGATCCCATTCTTTAGCAATCAAAGCATTTCGTACTGCAATCCCCCGTTTGGGAAGCTTCGTATCTGCTAATATTCTATCATATTTTTCTTTTACTTCAATTTTGCAAGAACATGGACCACATTTGGATGCGCTCATATCTTCTTCACTACATGATAAACATTCGTCACCAGTGAGTCCATTCGGACCACCTTTCCAAGTATTAAACACATAATCCATATCTAATGCTTTTGCAATTTCAAGACAATGATAACATTTTCCATGACTACATTTATATAAATCACCAGCGTCGCGCAGAACACCTGCAACAGAATCGTAGTGATTTTCTTTATAATATAAGCAACAAGTCCCACACCAATTTTCTTTCCCTGCACCGCATTTTCTTACTGCTTGATTTTTTTGATTTTCATATTTTAATGTATAGTGAGAATCATATGCGTCATCCACAGTAGACACATGCATGTAATTATTAGATAAATCATCAAGGCCTTCGTGTACCACTGCTACAGGTGCCATAACGTGTCCACCGGGTGCTGTTTGCCACCCCAGTTTCGTTGAATCGGGGAGGCCATCTTTAAAGTTAATAGCAGTATTTAAATGTTCTCGACCCATACCAACTTTACCCCAATTTCCCATCACAACCCATAGCGTTCCATAATAATCCAAAAAACATGAACGATTAACTTCATTTAATGCAGGTCTACCATCAGCAACATAAAATCCAGGATATGTACTTGTTTTTAAAAACTTTTCACCCGTTACTTTAGCCACTGTTCGGATATCAGATGCATTAATTGATTCTGCCCACGCTAAACTGTTTATGAAATTGGAATATGCATGATCTGAATTTGTATATGGTGCTATTACTTCTTCGGGTGCATCGTTATTAGACAATACGAATGCCAATCCTTCATTTGATGCCATTCTTTTTAATTCATTTATGGTTGCACGCGTAGATGTTCTAAACATCGGTGGTTTATTTGATTTACTTATATCTACCATATAATTCCTTTTATTAACATGTTGAAGCAGTACATCCAGTTAAACCTAAATTCGGACTATTTGTAATGGGGCATTGTCTGATGAACTCTCCTATATATATGCTTCCGATTGATGCACTTATAGGAATTCCAAACGCATCAACTTCTCCCGTAATTCCGTCTGACCAATCTGGATAGAAATGTGTAGGCGCGCCAAAAGTTTCTCCCAATCCTTGACCAGAAAGAGTATTTCCACCCCATGCATCACCCACATGATTCTGTGTCCCCGATATACAAATTCCTCCTGTACCGACCCCGCTCCATGCACTTCCATATGTCCATCCTATTTCTCCACCGAAACTAGATATGTCTTTACCCATGCCAGTCGGCCCATCATATGTGTGGCCACTTCCAGAACAACCCGCACAATATCTAATCGAACCTGTTGCATTAATCCTATATGGGAAATAATTGTCCAATCTGGGAGATTCACAAAAATAAAATCCACCATCAAAATCACCGGGAGGCACATAATCCAATTCTGTCTTTTCCCAGAACCCCTTCATTCCAGCAGGGTGCAAAACCTCTTTTAACATTTCTGCATATATGGGCAATCCATTTTCATCTGTTTCTTCTATATTTGCTTTAACAAGATATGAATATTCTTGATACCAATAACTATCTTGAATTATAAAATCGCCATTAAGATAACTTCCACCAAGATGTAATATAGGGGCACTATCTTCCCCCGCACCCCCATAATGCCCTGTTTGCCCAGCATCTGATATTACTTGCCAGTCGCCAAATTTACCACCATTTAACCGTAAAATCTTTTCTTTTGGATATACAAATTGAATCTGAGTCTTATCGGCACCAAACAACTCCGAAAAGAAATAAATATAAGATTCTTCTGTTCCTTTTTTCTGGTATAAAGATTGACGAATATTTTGAATAAATTTTCTTGTATCCGCCACCTCGATGTACGCATCAGGAAATCCTGACGCATAGGTATATGTAAAATGTTTTAAAAAGGTATCGGGTGTTGTTCCTATGTCAACCAATTCTCGTAATCCCGCATCATGTTCTTTATCAACTGATAATTTATATCCACTTAAATTATACAACCAATCATAATATGCTTGTGTAAATCTTACTATATGAGTATCTGGAAAGTCCGATCTGGTTTTTTGTAAAATCCACCGAGGAAACATATGCCGAATATCAATATGTTGTTCTACTACTTCATTTTTTAATTTATCATCACCATCTATTTTAATACCCAACAACATCAATTGATAATTGATGTTGCGAGTCGTTGACAGATTGAAAAAAGGAAGAAAAGTCATAATTATACACTAATCAAATTTAGTCCACTCGGATCAATCTCAGAAACTATATGTCTATTTGCATCGAAAGCAGGAGCCACAGGAGAAACCCTACAAGTAAATGGTTCACTAGAAACTCCTTGATGTATCTTTATTTCTCCTTTATCTGGTCCAAATGTACCAGCACCTTTAATTATACCTAGCAATCCACTATCATTTATATACCATCCTTCTAAACTTAAAGTTTTATTATCTATCCATTGGTCTATTCTTAATTTTATTTTTAAATTGGATGGAATAGAAGGATCACTATTATATCTACTACCAACTGTAAATTCAGAAGTGGTAAATGAACTATGAGATAATTCACTATTAAGAAGTATGGGGCCTATACTTTCATCAGATCCCATTATAGTTCTTACATCAATATTTAAATTTAAATTATAAGAAGAAGATGAAAGAGAGCCATCAATTTGATTTATATCTTCTGATATTTCATGTTTATTAAATGTTTTATTAAAACCTTTAGGATATTTTTTCATTAATGTAGAAATAATTCTGTTCATAATTGAAGCACTAGATTCGTTAGTTTTCATACTATTAAATGGAATTTCTCCTTCAACCACTCCAACAATATATGTTGGGTTTTTAAATTCTGGTAAAATAGTAACACAAGTTTTTTCTTTTAGTATATTAATTGCATTAGTGGCTGCACCAATTAAATCATCTGATTGTTCTTCATTCACTGATACAAAAACTCTACCATACATGGGTGGAATTTCGTCTTCACCACCCCACACATTAAATCTTTCATATGGATTACTCACATCTCCTGCGAATCCATTTGCAGCCAATAATGCTTTACAATCTTCTACTGTAACTGCTCTATCTTGCGCTGCAAACCATTTAGGGGCAAAAAATTTAATCATATCTAAATTTGGTTCATCTGTACCACCAGAAGATAATCCAGTTCCATCTGCAAGAGTTTCTACTTCTGCATCTGGAAATCCGTGTATGGCCCAACTTCCAACACCATTTCCGGCTTTTCCGCTACTTCTAAGATAAGAAATTCGCACAGAATCAATATCAGTAATTTGTTTTCCTATTTGTGTTACATCATTGCTTCCAACATTACCACCAAAAACAACAAAGAAACCAAGTTCACTTCGTTCCAACCAATATACTTTACTATGTTCATCCAATCCAGCCTGAATATTATCTACTTTCGTCCAAGTATCCCAGTCACCAGTTTCTAAATTTAAAACTTCTACTGTTATGGTTGATATATCAATATCAAGTCCATATAAAAATGATTTTTGAGTACTAACATCTACCAAGAGTGGACTACTCAAAACCAAAGAAGCGGCCTCATAAATGTTAATTATTACTTCATTATCGAGATTATCAACCGCTGCATCATTAACACTATAAAAAGTATAAGGAATTCCTGATTCTTTATATCCAGAAAATTTTGTATATTTTGGTATAACAATATTACTTCCGTGTCGTACTTTTATTCTAGAAGTGGAAGAAGTTCTTCCCGGAACAACATAACCTAAAGGTTTCACCAACGATATAATGGATTCTACTCTTTGTGCAGAATCTAAAAACATCTCGTTTGCAGTTGCATTAGAATATCTACCATAATACATGGTGTTGTATGCTAAAACATCAAGCAAAACTTGAATTGCAGAACCAGCATAATTATAATCTTTTAATGTGTCTTGAGTTTTTAAATAATCAATAAGACTTTCTTTAATGGCTATAAAGTCTAATGATCCTAGTTGTATATTTGTATTATCTGCCATTTAATTACCTTGTTTTTGTTAATCCTATGCTGATTGAATCTCGTAAAGACGAACCATCAACTGATTGTTTCATTAAAAAATAAGAAATGTATAAAAATAGTTGATTATTATCACTTACAATTGCCCTAGAAGATGATTCGGTGTGTCCAGAAACTATAGGAGTTTCTTCATTTATTGGTTCATCATTTATTATGATATTTTCAATTTGAACTCTGGGTTCATATCGATTGATAGTAAATTTTATTTGTTGCATGATGGGAATACTATCAACATAATTAAAATTATCAAACAAAGAATCATTTATTATTGTACCAAAATTTCTTTTAAATGGCTTTTCACCTGGAATCGTCATGATGATATTGATTAAAGATTGCCTTATCGAATATACATCTTTCACCAAAGAAATATCACTAGTAAACTGATTTTTACTAAAATGAATGTTTAAATCGGTATGTATACTTTCGATAGCCATATTCCATAATCCTTAGTTGTGTTTCGATTTCTCTTATTGTATGTATAAAAAGAGCAGACATTATCCTATGAGCCTATAAGTTTTTTAATATAATCCACCATACCACTCCATGTGGAAGATCCACTTAAATCAACTGGTGACGTATCTCTTATCAAAGTTAAATGCATTTCGTGTGCAACAGGAAATGCACCTATATTATGAGTAATTGATTCTATTAACCACCTTCCACCAATTTTAGATAATTCGGTGCCATCACCACTAAAATCTCTAACAAAAACCATAGTTCCAGGTCTTATTGTCAAATCACCATGAACCATTATACCCAGTATATTAGAAGTTATTAAATTCATTTGAGCATTTCGCCATAGTGGTTGTTGTGGAGGAGTATCCCAATATGTTGATTGCATTCTTGTATATTGAAGATATTTTTCAAATTTTGGGCCGATGCACGGACAATTACAACTACTTGGATGATCATCGTCATGCCATATACACCCCAACCAATCTTCACCGTCCTCAAATGCTTCTTTAATGTAATCACATTCTTTTATACTTTGTTTTACTTCTTCAAGTTCTTCATTTGTTGGTTCAGCCAACTTTTCTTTGGTTATTCCCCCATCACCATCCTCACCAAACAATCCACCAAAAACCCCACCAAAAAACCCACCAAGGCCTTCCCCGAAAAGATTATTCCAGAAACTACCATCATTTTTTTCTATAGAACTATTGATTCTTTCAATCTGTTCTTCAGAATCTGGCATCAATTCTTGGCAAGGACAATTACATAACGGTTCATCTTTCTCACAATCAGAATTGTCTACAGGCCCTTCTGGATTTGCACATGGATATTTGTCCCATATACCATCATGGCCATGAGATATTTGCTTTCTGACCGACCATGTCTTATTTGCATAATCGGACAATCTTGATATTAATATTTTTTTATCCATGTGTCTTTATATCTATAATGAATCGTTGTATATTATGTTAAATTTAACTTGATATCTCTTACGGGATTTTTGTGTGATAATTTTATCATAAGAATGTCCTGTCTTATTTTTAAATCTATTTGCTATTATTGTGAATATCTGTTCTTTGGCAAATTTGTTTTGATTCTTTTTTTCATTCTTTTTATATTTAGTGGAATCTAAAACAAAAGACATGTTAGACGGACTATATGTTTCAATGTATTCTAATACATCTTCAAATATGCCTTTCATCATCGTCATAGCCGTTCCAACAGACTCGTTTCCTGTTCTGTTTTGACGATAATTATTATAGAAATCTATAACAACATCATCTGTTTTTTTACATTTAACTATTAAGAGTGTAGTATATAACCCATATGTTTTTGGATGATTTCTATTATATATTACTAAAAAATTATTTTCCGTATCTGAAACCATAACTTTTCTTTCGGGTATTATGGTGTGCATGCGCTACAATCTTCATCTTCTTTCCAACACATATCACCAGAGACATCATCTGATTGCATACAACATTCATATTCATACATTTTTCCTAAACAATCACATCCATCTTCTACATCTGTACAGTCCATGCACTTCATTAGTCCAGTTGCATTATCGGGACTACAACACAATCCAGAGGGACAGTCCCAATTTTCAATACACTCTATATCACATTCTTCGCAAACTTTCTCTTCTCCAACATAACCATTGCAACATAATCCATGTTCCCAACAATCTTCATCTGTTTCGCATAATATTCCTTCAACACATTGTTCGCCTATACAAACCATACCATCTTCGCAATCCTCATGAGTTTCACAAAGAGAATCACACTCAACACATTCTTCGTATAAACAGCACATCTCTGGACAAGATTCTTCGCCCTCGCAATCATTATCACAATCATCATCTACTTCACAATACAAATCCTTAATTTTACATACACCAACATCAGTGCAAATCATACCTTCTGGACACTCACTATCTGATTCACATTCACAGGGTCCACATCCCCCACAAAAATCAGGACAAGGTCCACATTCACCATCAGGTTGAAGACACATACCAGCCGCCCAATGTCCGAAATCACCATATCCATGGTCGTCTAGGTATGGATAATTGCCGTAAAACCCTGCTGTTGGTCCATTAGAATAACAAGGATCATATTTTTTAAGGATATCACAATCATCACAAGGCATTATAGGAACAGGATTGATTTCCTTACATATACTACCATTCAAATCTGGTAAATTGTTATCTAGCCATGCATACGGTCCAGTAGTCCCATCGAGGTTATTCATTTCATAATGATCACAAGAACCATCTACCTCGCAATCGGGAGAAAATATCCAAGTTTCTGAGGGAAAACCTGGGCAAGTTTCACCGGCCGGAATACATTTTCCATCCCTATAGCAACATTTTTCATCATCGAATATCCCTTCATCACCTGTCGCGCATATATTTCCAAACATATTGGCACACCAAGCAACAGGCGCTTCTTCTGCAATTTCACCGACATCAAACCGTTCATATGTTAAATATGATGCGGGAAGACATTCTTCATTTACTGCACACCCACCGCCATCGCATTGTGATCTTTCATCCACATCTCCATACCATTTTGGATAACAAGTATGATCAAAACATGTTCCCGTATCTTGACATAAATCTACACCAAGATGTTCTGCCTTAGCATACTGACATTCACAACTAAGGCAAGCATCATGGCTTGGATTATAACTGTGGTGATCTGTATCTATACACAATTCGTCACAGGTTGGCACATGCCATTCATCGCAAACCCATCTTGTACACCAATTTGGGCAACAAGTTTGGTCATCTCCATCCGCTGGATTCTGACAACAACTAGGGAAGCATTCCGGCTCACCATATGGAACTCCACTATCATTGCACGGACATTCGTACGGCGGATCCGGCGACGTGTTGACTACCCATGAATCACATGTGACAATATTATCATATTCTTGTAGATACCAAAGATTGAGAAACGGTTTTTCGCCTTCACATTTCCAACAGCAATCATATATATTATCTTTATCCGTACAACCCCCGCGGCAGTCTGTCACTCCAACGCAATCATCTCCACCACAATTAAATGTATCACAATCCAAATAAAGGTAGTTATTGCATGAGTAATGATATTTGGGATCATTAAAAGGTGGGCACGGATAACCATTGTCAGCAGGCTTCCATATTCCATTATCACATATACCATTTTCTAACCGATCTGTGAATACAGCCGTAGGAAAGCAATTACATCTACAATCATGACTCAAGCCAGCTGGACAATCATCCACACAATGCGACACATCATATGGAATTTCCCGCCAATCACAATCAGGGTTCACATCCTTCACAAACAAATATTCTTCATCATACATTGTAGTGTTTGGTTTAATCACTGAACCAGTATGCATTCCAGATGCATAACATTCACCTAGACAATCGGTACACACATTAGGAAATATTTTAATTGCCGCCATATGTTCGTTGTCTCCACATCCATCTCCCCCATCCGTCCTATCCCCTGTACAACACTCACCCGCTAGTCGTTCTTCTCTGGTGCAGTTGCCAGGGTTTCTTTCCCATATGATATTCCCACAACATTTATCATATTGCTCACAGTCATCACACCCCCCACATTTACCATTTTCACCGCAACATTCCAAACCATCTATATAACAATCTGGTTGGCATTCACAATCTTGCCCTATCGGAACACACTCCCAATTATCTTTGCAACATTTTTCTCCTTCTACGCATACATTGCCATTACTCGCGCACCAATCAAGGTCAGTCGCCTCAGGCTGATTACAACCCACGGCACGTTGACATTTACGAATACCAAATTCATTTTCTCGACACGATGGAGCATCCGTTTCAAAAAGTTCGTTCAACTTTTTCCTCACACAATCACCATCGTGATTGCATTCATGACATTTTCTATTTTCAGCATAATCCATGCAAGGAGAACCTTCTGGAATTTCATCGCACCATAATCCTTCATAGAAATATGTTATTTGCTTATCGTGTGTGCCCCCTTTTCGTGTATCTGGCATCCTTGGCCAATTATTCTCTTCGTTGAAATAATACTCCCACGACACTATAGACAATTCTTCACAGTCTGCTTGTGACATTATCCTACATGTTCTCATGCTATTACAATAATTAATTGACGAATTATGATCACCATCCTCACATTCGAGTATTTCATCACCATGGCCAGGATATTGATTTTTGACATGGCAACATGCACCAAGAGGAGTACTACATGCACCTCCGCAGGTGAACGAATAATTTTCCCATTCATTTTCGCATGGACCTGAACCCCAACCATCACACGGATTTGGATTTGCAACGTTTTCAAGGCAATTGAGTTGATTGCACAAACAATCCATTGTGTCTTCTATAAGTGTGACAGTCTCACCCTGCCACCTCCTCACCACCGCATTGCCGCATTCACAACTCCAATCTGCAATATCACTGAGGTGTAATGGTGAAACATAATCCCCACAATATAATATTCCATCATCACCATATTCCTCAATCTTCCAACCATCAGCACAGAAACAATCCGGCAAGTCGTACGGCCAATCGAGGTCGTCGCAGAGATCCGGGGCCCAGTGCGCGCAATTTTCCTCATACTTGCCCTCTAGTCCACAACAAAAATATCCACATTCTCCTATTACTGCGATGCCATCAAGCCAGTAGGTCGATGGATAATCCATGCCGCCTCTGTGTGTAAACCGCCATGGATAACCATCAGGTCCATAATCATAATGCCAGTCACTACGCATATCACAAGTAAATACACCACCGTTCCAAAGGGGTCCATGGCCACCTGAACCCCACCCAAATTCCGGCGCGGGTGGATGATTGTGTTCAGGTGTATCGCAATCACAACAATATCCTTCTGGACACAATTTACCTTCTTCTGGAGTAACATCATTACATTTTTTGTTCTTCCCATACCATGCAATATCAGCTTCTCCATATTCTTCTTCTATTATGCCTTTTGCAAGGCATGCATCATAGGTTAAATCTTCACACGCGCCGACATGGGGATGATTATATCCACGAATACAACAAGCACCAGTAGTTCCATCAACCATTACATAACCAGAAGTCGAACAACCAAGTTGACAAGCACCAGTAGTTCCATCATACTCATCAAAATCATATTCACCGTTACATTGTACACAATCATAATTGCCTGGAATAACTTCTGTGTTGCAAGAGGAACAAGCGAGGTCGGCCGTCATTCCTTCAGCAGTAGACCCCCAACAAAAATCATCATATGGCCGGCAAACTCTGGGGTCTGATGTTAAACCAGAAGCAGGATAATTCCCTGTAGGACCAAACATAGAACAATAGAATCCATATGGACAATTTGATTGACAGGGTAAACAATCCCCCTCCCAATTAAGTCGTCCTGGTTTATACCAAATTTCCGAAAAGTCATCACTTTCCATTCCGCATGTGTATCCGATGGGTTCTCCACCAATGTCAATAATTAATTCATCTTCACATCTGTCAATTTGACTAGTCCACTTATAATCATAATCACTATCGGATGGACCGTATGCGGAAACACCATCATTCCAATGTAATACTTCCATATTACGACACTCTAACCATCTCAATCCTTCTCCATCTTTGTCGTAACATTCCCACGTTGGCTCAATTGATGTAGGACCTGTTAATCCTCTTACACAACAAGGACCTGTAAATCCACATGGTTCGCAAGGTTGTGTATATGGAGTAATCCCATCACAATCCCAACATCTACCATGTACCTCTCCAGGAACAATATTAGAACGACAACACAAATCACCAGCACATTGTTCATTCTCTTGGCACGATTCATTCCATCCTCTACCCGGAAGGCATCCACCCGAAACACCCGGCGCACAAGAAATGCAACCACCACACGTTCCATTATTACAACAGTGATGATCAAAACAATCTTCATTTCTATCACATTCTTGACGAACCGAACAAGTGCCTTCAAACTCATCTATTCCATCACATGGAGATGGATACACGGAACAAAGTGGTGCTAATAAACAACAATCATCATCACTCCAACACTTTACTTCTTCTGGGTATATACAATATCCAAACTTACAACATTTATCTTCTGGACAATGAGAATCTAATAAACACTCAACACATTTATAATCAGAATATCTTGTTCTTCCACAGTATGGTCTTCCTTCTCCGGTCGGGCCTTCACAATTACAGTGTGGTTCATAATTTTCTCCAGCTGGGTCAGATGCTTGACACATGCAATGACAATCACAATCTGGATCATAATTATTAGCGCCAGTCATTCCAACGCCATCTGGGTCTGTGCTTTGACACTGACAGCAATCCATGTGGCCTCCTAAACACGCACAACCATATGGATTATGTTCTTTAAAAGAGAACCGATTCGGATTGCTGCTGTTGTGATTGTCATCACATCTCTTCTTATCAGGGACCATAGAGTTATCACACGGCATGCACATTCTAGGATGTATAATCTTCTGATGATTAGGATTCAATGGATGATAGCTATTTTCCACCCCTGTGCAACATTCACCTTCTGGACAATCTTTATTTAATTCACAGTGATGACAGATACTGCCTGTCGCGCCTACTTCACCGCGGTCCCCTCGCACAATATTATCAACCTTTTCATAAGGCAACCAACTCATACCATCATCACATCGTGGAGAACCTTCAGTAATACCATGCCATTCATTCACAATCCATGCATCCCATGTTGTGAGCTCAGGATAATCGCACGAACCCGGGTTGTCGCGACAACCATCAAATTGACAGCAAGATTTCCTTTGATATAAATGTACTTCTTCCCCATCATCGTTGAGTGATGCAGTCCATTTAGTGCCATGTTCGTATGTTATTCCATTTTTAACCTTTACTATCCAGTTCGATTCCGGCATATAAGTATCACAATCAAACTGTCTTCGTATTCCGCAACCGTCTTTATACACATGTCCATCTGCGGTACTTCCTATTCCGATTTCATATTCTGGCGATTCACCACCCACATGGGGATCATATGCCTTCCAATATCCAGTACAACACATACCATATGGAGTACAACAACCATCACATCCCCAATTGGCATAATCAAATGGATATCCACAAGGCGGTTGGAATATATATTCATTATCAACGAAATCAACCCCATTACAGGAGATTGTTTCACCGTTTACATATTTTACCGTTGGTGCATGGCCATGTGTCACTGTATTCCAATCGGGGTGTTCTTCGGGCGGTTTACATGTTGTATTCCATGATGACCAATACCCACAAGTATAAATAGGCGCGCGCGTACGGGAATCTTGTTCCACCAATCCTTTTTTTATTTCTCTCCATGAGATGTTTTCATAATCTCCAGTCCATCCCGGCCAGGGATATTCATGACTAAATCCACCATTATCATAATCACACGGCTCCATTTCCAAGACGCCATATTTTTGTTTACCTACAGCATCATCTCCCCCCTCCCAAGTTACTCCTATAAGTATGTTATCATCATTATATAACAACTCTCCACCATCTTCACATAATATTTTCATCCACCCAATGTGTTCTTGAAACTGTGGATTTATTCCATCTGGTATATCCATCGGCACATATGTGTGCTGTGGACCATACTCTGGATTATCTTCAGGAACAGTATAATTCCAATACCAACCTCTACAAATAAATTCACAACAATCATCGTTATCACAAAGAGGCCAACCCCATACGTTGTTATTGGTTGGTTCACAGGGTTCATATAACGAACACTCCTGTTTAGGCCAACAAATTGCATCATCGTAATAGAACTCTTCGCATGACACACTAAGTGGAACACACTGTCCACTATAACAACATTTCGATTCGCCCTCTACACATATATTTCCAAATAACTGTTCACAATATTCAAATGGTTGTTCATCATCATCGTCAGAAGGTTCTGGACAACTTCCGTCTTCACAATGACAACATGCACCCATCTTCATTTCTTCACACCCACCAATATCTGCACATGTATTGCAAGAGCTCCCTCCCCCTTCACCATCACAACCAGTACAACTATCGGGCAAACAACCACTCTTTGCTTGCCAACCATGATAAGTTGACAGCGGATCTTTTTCACACTCCCACACATTCAAATCAGCGCATGTACCGTCTGATTTACAACATGCCGCTTTTGGTAAACATTCATTACCTTCATATTCGGGACCTTTATTGTCCCAGAACATAGGTTCTGCACAACTAGAAGGCGAATATCCTTCTTCTATCAAAAAATCTTGACACAAAAATGTCCAGAAATCGTTGTTGCATGCCATTAATTTATTGTCTTCTTCATTAAGTCCATTATCAAAATCATCTCGCGGTGGGGACACACTCGAATTCATCTGATAGGTGCCCCACACCGTATAATCATAAATAACAATAACTGCACCTTTACCGTGTTGTTTATATGCAACCGTGCATGCGTTAGGCCATGGGTTGGAATGCTGGCCCGATTTACCGCATGATCCCACCACTCCAACACCTTCATTGACAGGATAAAGTGGTGCAGCTGCATTAGTTCTAAAAGAAAGTGGAAGATTACCAGTCGAATTGCCCCCACTATCTTCACCGGCTTTAACAAACGGCTTAATTGTTTGTTGACAACAAGGAATATTAAAGTTAATATGTTCATCATCGGGAGTTAAATCTTCAGGAAGGTTCATGTAATCTTCCATATAATTTACAGATGAATGATAAAATTCAGTTTCAGGAACAATATTAAAGGGACCATCTCCTATGGGTATGTTGATACACCCATGCTCATCGTGTGCCTCACATCCTGCTTGCCATTCTTCCTCTGATGTTGCACAGAAATGAGCAAACCTCCGAAAATCTTCTTCGACAACATCAGTAACTTCGTTTTCTGAAGAAGGCCAACCGCAATCATCACATAAACAATCATCGGAGTATTCTACACAATCTAACCAACATCCCAAATCCTTTCCACTGTCTTGATTAAGACACCACGGATTGTGCCAACTTCCATAAGTTGGATCAATCATTATCACTAATTTTCCACCATCAATGACCCAATTTCTTATCCATTTCCAATTTTCGCAATTATCATAAACATTTTCAGTACTACTAGGATAAGGCGGTATGGTTAAATAAGGATTATTATTGGCATCAATCCCATCTTGATAACCCAATGCACCAACAAACGCTAAAGTATGACATCCAATATTTTCTTCTGTACAGTGCATTGTACAGTCGCCCTTTGGAACTAATGGACCGTGATAGTTCTTTATCCAATCTTCAAATGCTTGGGGAGTCCAAGGAAGAGGTCCCATAGGAGAAAGAAGTTGATAATAATGTGGGGGGAACATATCATCAACGCATTCATGATAATCCTCACACACATCAGACGACCAACAGGGTTCTCCTATAAAAAGATCATCTCCTTCCCACGGGTCGGAATCAGGCATTTTATGTTTTGGTTCTATGCCCGGCCATTCCCCACTACTCATTCCAACTGCACTACTCATTCCAACTGCACAAACAGGGCAATCTATACTGGTATCATCATAGAAATATTCAGTTCCTTTACAGAATTTATCCCCACAGTCACAACAACATGATTTACCACTATACATTATATAATATTTATGTTAGTTTGGACAACTACATAATCCATCGTGTGCATTTTGAACATCAAAGAAATATATTCTATCTGGAATTTCATTTTCCGTATCTTCTTCGGGATCAGGTTCAATAGGAGAAATTGTTTCTAGCATATCTGCCGGTATAACATTCATCTCTACAATATGTTTCCAAAATTCCCCATACATCTCACCTTCTCCACGCATTTCACAGGGATCATTTTCAATTTTCCAATACCCTCCTACTGGCATCATTTGATGGCCTTCTGGATAATCATTTCCATCTGGAAATGATTCTTCAATCTCGGCCGCATTGATACCAGGACCAGTATATACATCATCCCCTACTTGATGATTTAACAATTCATTAATATTATATGCACCATCTTTACCTGTTATATTATTTTCTTCATCACTCATAACGCCTTTTAATCCACCTCTAGACTCTGGAACAACAGCAATGGTTATGGGTGCATCTGGATGAGATACAATTTCTGCTTGAACTTCTCCTTCTTCTCCTTCTTCTCCTTCTTCTCCTTCTTCTCCCTCATTAATATATTCTTTAGGCCATATTTCCACTTCTCTCCATGAATATTCATATATGCCACCCTTACCGTTTTCTTGTATTAATTTTGCATCATCAATAATTGCTAAGAATTGTCGTTTGTCATCAATCTTATCACAGCATATTGTATGTCGATATACGTTCCACTTTTCTTTAAGATTATTTTTAAAAATATATTCCAAATAATTTTCTCTTGTTGGTTCAACAATGCTTCGTTGAATTGTTTTGATAGTTTCCAATTTTAAATTTGTTTGATCAGACATTGTTTGCCACATAATATTATTTCGCCTACCAAGAGACCCATCCCCCATTCTACTAGAAAGAAAATCATATTTATTGTGTGGGTTATTGCTATTATATGCAGTATCAAAATATCCATATATTTCTGGTATGTTTCTAAATTTTAAATTTTTATTTGGTTTCTCTGTATCAATTTCCGTCTCAATATCTTCAGGTAAAAATTTATATTTTTCTACCGTAAAAGTATTCCATGACTTTTCATCCCATTCTCTATGATATTGATAATCTACAAATTTATTTTTATGCACAGCAGCAGTATCCATATAATAATTATATGGATCTGAATAATCTGGCTCCACATGATAATAATATGAAGCATATGCCCCACTTTTCCACAATTTTAAATGATTTGGTGAAGCAATCATACTCTTGCTCGTCATTATTTTTGGATCACCTGTATTGGTTTCTTCTAAAGAACTTATTCCATCTTTTATAGCATATACTGCTCTAGAAGTGGTTTGAATATCTCCTGCTTCTCCCCCCCGCGGAACATCGTTTTTATTTTCCTCAACCATCTTCTTTATCGATTTAAAATGCCATTTATCAAAATCATGATAAAAAACATAATTACACCAAGTTTCATCTTCATCTATTGCATTTTCTGCCATATTTTTCATAAGTTGCATAAGAGTCATAGAATTTGTTTCTTTGCCCCACGGATATAATTGAGGATTTGTTTTTAACCATATTCCATTATGGACCTTGGGTTCTATATCCATACCTTCATTTTGTTTACCACACACCCATCCATTTTCCCCTTCAAAATATTTTGGTGCAATCATATTTACCATTTCATCAATTTTTAAAAACAAATCTTGATTAAAAATTTCACCTTCCCCACCTTTCCAATCAGAAATATCAAGATACATTGGTTCACATGACATAAAATGAAGTTGCATTTTGTTATCTTTAATGCTTCCGCCCAGTTTGCCTGTAGCGTCTGCACCACCTACACCAAATTCATTTATTGATACTATACAAAATTCTAATATTTGCTCAGAATCTTCAAGGTGTGGTGTTTTCATTTCGATGTGAATTATTTCATCTTGGCCAGAAATTTTAAAATTATCAATGGCCTTTCCTGGATTTTTTATTACTACATTTCCTGTAATTGCCGAATTTAATATACTTTCATCTATACGCAAGGATAAAAGTAAAGATCCCATATTGCCGGTTTCCTCACCATCATCTACAATATAGAATTTTTCACCCGAACTCATTTTTCTTATGTATATACTCGATACATCGATACTATATCCACGATTGTGTGTGAGTGCTGCCGGACTCATATTATATTCATTCCTTTATACATCAGAAATCATATTCAATATATTTTGTAGTGCCGGGAGGAACACTAGAGTTCATAATTGCCTTTACTTCTCCTACAATTTTTTGCACAATATTTGGAGTAAGAACTTTAATTGTTCGTCTATCATCATTTTTTCTAATAATATCTGCACCTTCTCCTATTACTTTAATTGATGGATAAAGTCTTTGAATATCATCATTGATATAATGATATAAAACCGTATTTGTTAAACCACATATGTTTTGCCCAGCACCACTATAATAACTTCCTGTTGCTCCGCCTATAGAATTTGGAACAGCATATGGATCGATGGGAACACCACCAATTTCAAAATGTTTTACTGCACTTTTAAATGTTGATTTTTTCCTAATAATTCCAAAAGTACTCCCAGCAGTTGCACACCAAATTCCATATGCATTAGTACCGTTACCGGTCGTTGGCCCAATAATTTGTGAACACCCCGCGGTAGATCCTAATGTTTGCTTCGCGCACGCGGTAAGTCCCATTCCATCAACGGGATACCATTGCTGTGGAATTGCTGAATATTCATCCCGGCGAAAAAGATAAAATTCATCATTCTCTTCAAATGTTCCTTCAGACCTATCAGTTTTTATTTTAATTTTATGAAGATGTTTATCATATTCATCAATAATACCAAAAGTATTTATATCAACTGAACCCGTATCATCAACGTCTCGTTTAATCATAATATCATCTTTTTGTATAGCCGGATTTTCTACTATAAAATAAACACTACCGTCTAAGAACTCATCAAATATTCTATTTATTTCTTGAGTATTTTTAGGCCATTCTTGGTCTTTATCAATTATTCCGTTTATCATCAACACTACCCACCACAAAAAAGAATCATTATATAATTCAAACGCAATTTGTTCGGGAGTGTCACCATCGCCTACTAGATGGTATTTAAAATTTGAAGAATTGTTTAATGTTTCTTTTTTAATAGAAACATTTCTAAAAATATCAACAATTTCTAAATTAGTAATCTTTCCGTCTTCATTTATAAACTTATAATCAATTTTTGGATAATGTTCAAACATATATTATTTATAACCGATTACAGGTCTGAATAGTCGCCACCACCGCCCGCGAATTGTACCGATTGTTCGTTCGAGGCCCAACTATATGGAATTATACTACTGTGGTCTTGTTTTGCAACGCATTGATCAACTTCTAAAAATGAACACTTTAATGTAGTTACTAATGGCCATCCACTTTGCGTCATTGTCATAACACCTTCTGTGCCTTCAGTAGGAGATATATTAACATTTAAAAGAACAGAAGTGAAAGGATCCATAGACCATCTCCATGCTCCCGGAGTTGCAACGGGGTGGTCTCCGCGGAGACCCTTATCCGTCATGTCATACTTCCCCGCAGCAGCCCTGTCTCTCATCGCTCCTGATACTGGATTGCTACCAATATTATCGCCGGCATCTCCAGGCGGAAAATATGTTGTGGTCCACATTGGTGGTGGCCGGACAATATTGTCGCCTGTTCGGTATGGATCCATCGTAGGATACACAGATGCTTGGAATTTTCTACAAATACTTGCAATTACCATTCCTTCCCTTTCTGAACCAGTTCTATTTACCAAATTCCAACTATAATGTCTTTGTCTTAAAACTGGACCTTTAAATCCAGCACTACTTAATTCCATGTTTACATTATTGTATGTCGCGGCGCGACCGAACAACTCCCAAAAATCTCTCCACCAATCTTTACCCTTGTCCCACAGGCCAGTACTTGCATCTGAGTACCCCGTCTGATTTTTTCCACTATCCCATGTTGCAGTTTCTGTTGTGGAAACATTGGTATATGGTAAGGTGATATTGTGTATCATTCCACCAGCACCTGCCCATCCTCCCCCTTCCCCTGTAGATTCTGACCTATCATCAGAACTTAGATGAAATGATTGTGCGAAAAAATTAAGATATCCCCCCGCAGATCCCCACATCGGCTCCTGATCACCTACTATTGGATAAGTAGTTCCTATTGATGCAACCATTGATTAATTCCTTATATTATATTGCATTCGGTTACTATATTATTTATACTTCAAAATATACATATATTGAGTTTTTTAAGAAATATGGCATATAAAACAAAATACAAAATAAAAAATGAAAATAAGTACATAGGTGATTCATCGAATATTATATGCAGATCTTTATGGGAAAGAAGGGTTTGCAAATACCTTGACGAAAACATAAATATTTCCAAATGGGGTAGTGAAGAAATTGCTATTCCATATTATTCCACAACAGATAAAAAAATGCACAAATATTATCCAGATTTTATCATAAAAAGCAATGAAAAAGTATCTATTATAGAAGTAAAACCCAAAAAACAAACTAAACCCCCAAAGAAACCAAAAAGAAAATCAAAAAATTACATAAATGAATGTGTCCGATATACTATAAATCAAGAAAAATGGGATTCTGCAAAGAAATTTTGCGAAAATAAGGGTTGGAAGTTTATTATTTTAACAGAAGACGATATTCTCTCATAAATATAATAAGGAAAACACACAAAGGTAAATCCATATGGACAACAGTATTGACAGCTTCAAATCATATTATTCAGCGGGATTTTCTACCCCCACCAAATATAAAGTGCTTACAAAACCACCGGGAGAAGGTTGGAGCGAGGCCGAGTGGTTTCCCGAATCTATAACTCTACCATCACGGGGTTTTCAAGTATATACTGATACAATATATGGAACACATAAACAATTTCCATACAAACAACAATACAATGATGAAGTTGTTATGACTCTTAACCTTAGTTCGCAAAACTTTGAAAGAGAATACTTTGAAAGATGGATGGATAATGTTGTTTATTTCAACAATACAGCAAATTTAAACATGATAAATATTCGTGAATGGAGTGTAGGAATAATAACAGAAGGACCGAGTGGCGGTGGCAACGGATCATTTGGATTATTTGGCGCATACCCATCATCAATCATTCCATCCAACTATGGATATGGAATGCAAAACGAAGTTGCTAAATTACAAGTAACTTTTAATTATTACAAATACTATTATTGGGCATAAACCATATAATAATATAAAACACTACAAACAAAAAGGAATTTAAATAATGAGTAGTATAGTAGACATTTTAAAAGCATCGACTCCAAAATATGAATTGACATTACCTTCTAATGGTGAAATTTTAAAATTCAGGCCATTTTTAGTAAAAGAAGAAAAAATTCTGCTGATGGCAAAAGAATCATCAGAAGAAATTGAAGTCATCCATGCAGTTCAGGAATTAATTGAATCGTGCGTAGAAGAAATGGAAGATATCATTAATTTACCCATGTTCGATATCGAATACATGTATTTACAACTTCGTGCTAAATCTATTGGAGAAACAGTAACTCCAAAATTTACTTGTCCAAAAACAAACGAAATCATACAAACAAAAATTAATATCAACGATATCGAAGTTACAAAAACAAAAAACCACACAAACAAAGTTAAAATATCAGACGATTTGATATTACACATGAAATATCCTAACATTGCTGTTATGGAAAATTTAAATAGACAAAATAAAAAAGAGAATCAAGTTCCACTTTACAATTTAATCGTCAATACAATCGATACAATAGAAACAAAAGAAGAAACCATTGACGGTGATATAATTTCGACTGAGGAAATGGGAGAATTTGTAGGTAATCTTACAAAAGAACAATATGAAAAAATAATAAATTTCTACACAACTTCTCCAAAACTAGAATATGAAGTAAAATATAAAACGAAAGATGGAGAAAACCGAACATTTAAATTACAAGGACTACTCTCTTTTTTCAGGTAGGGCTCAGTCACATGAGCCTGTTTAGTTACTATACACTCAACTTTCAGTTAATGCAACACCACAAATACAGTTTAACAGAAATAGAAATGATGATACCTTGGGAAAAAGAAATTTATGTGACTCAACTCCTAGAATTCATTAAAGCAGAGAATGAGAAAATCAAAGAAAGAAATGCAAAAAGAAAATAGAGAAATAAAATAAAATGCCACTACCACTTGCATTGCTGGCAGCAACAATGATTCCAGGTCTTATACCGGGTTTGGGTGCGGGAATTGCAGGCATAGGTAAAGGTATTGGTAGTGCTGCCAGCGGTTATGGGAAAGGAGTGGGAAGTGCATTTAGTGGTCTTGGTAAAGGTGCAGGTTCTATTGCATCTGGTGTGGGCGGTGGAATTGGGTCGGCCGCAGGAGGTTTAGGAAAGGGCGTTGGTGGACTAGCAGAAAAAGGCCTTGGTGCAGTAGGAGATTTTCTGTTTGGTGATGACGAAGACGAGAAAAATTACGATACAATGACAATCGACAATTTAGAGATTGACACTCTAGAAGTTGACACTGCCAAAATTGATAAATTGGTAATTGATTCAAAAGACCTTGGAAAAACTGACGACAATAAAACCGATAATGAAAAATTAGACGCTAAAGAACAAAAAGAACAACAAAAAGAACAACAAGAAACGCAAGATAATCTATTTTCTGGATTATCTGAAGATTCTGACACTGTACCCGAAAGTTTATCAGCTGAAGGAACAGCAGCATTACCCGAAAGTTTATCAGCTGAAGGAACAGCAGCATTACCCGAAAGTTTATCAGCTGAAGGAACATCATTACCCGAAAGTTTATCAGCTGAAGGAACAGCAGACTCAACTACCAATATCTTTAATAATGAAGAAACTATCGAACCACCAAAAGCAAATAACAATAAAGAGGATAAGTTTCTCCCTAATGTAGAAACACTGACAGAATCATCTGAGGGGATGACTAATATTTTGGGTGGTGGTGAATCAAGTGGTGGTTCGTTTGCAGACCTTACTATGGATGCAAGTGAAATGACTAGTGAATTGGGTAGTATCAGTGAAACTCTTGCAACACCCGAAGAAGGTCCAGGATTTAATTGGGAAGATATTAAAGATGCAATTGGTGGTGGCGGTGGTGGTGGAGGTTTCATGTCTGATACCATGAACGCCATGTTAATGCCACTGGAACTTATAGGAGAAGGGATTGGTGCTTTATGGGAAGGTGGTAAGGATGTAGTTAGTGGTATAGGAGAAGGGATTGGTGCTTTATGGGAAGGTGGTAAGGATGTAGTTAGTGGTATAAGAGAAGGGATTGGTGCTTTATGGGAAGGTGGTAAGGATGTAGTTAGTGGTATAGGAGAAGGGATTGGTGCTTTATGGGAAGGTGGTAAGGATGTAGTTAGTGGTATAGGAGAAGGGATTAGTGGAATATGGGAAGGTGGTAAAGATGTTGTAGGTGGACTTTGGGAAGGTGGTAAAGATGTTGCAGGTGGTATATGGGAAGGTGTAGGGGACCTTTTTGGATTTGATACAGCATCAGATGTAGAAGCAAAAGCAGAAGCAGAAGCAAAAGGTGCAGGAAACATATCTAATGAAACATTATCTTCTATAGACACCACAACTCAAAGTATATTAGCAAATATAGAGTCTGCTTATGGGATGACTGAGCCCATCGAAGAAAAAGCAACATGGAACGGTGATGATAAAAACAAAGACTCCCAATGGGAAATCCAAGGTGCAATTTCTTATTTGCAGCCGATTATAGACATGTTTTCTGGTGAAGTTCCTGCACATGATACAAAGAAACCGCGGGTCCCTAAGAATAAAGGGCAAATCCACTCCACAGACGGTTCAACACCATCAAGAGGAATGACTCCAGCATACACAAAAGCACCACCGGCCAGGCCACCTTCAACCAGTTCAATCATAATTCAAGAAATTCGTTCATATAACCAATATCCGCCTTGGATGTGGAAAGTGGGTTAAAAAGAAAAGGAGTCCCGAAGGACTCCTTTTTCAATAGAAGATAAAAATCAGTTTACTCGTTCGCTAACTTTTCAAAATATGAGAGTGCGTCTGTATCTTCTTCCGTACTACTATCACCA